ACCACTTCATTCCACATACATTAACAAAAAAAGAACGAAACCCTACATCGCTGTAGAGTTCCGTTTTGACATGTCGTATTTGTTTTCCACACCTACTTAGAAAAAAATCGTTTCATGTCTATATAAAAAAACGCGCACCACCGCGCTTTTCTCGCGCAAAAATTACCCTATACTCATAACTATTTTAAACAAAATAGCCATTAATCCTAACGTTATACACAATATACCGAACGCCACTGCTACTGCAAAAGTTTCCTTATCGTTATATTTGTTCATATTATTTAGTATCATATTTTACTTCCACGTCGTACGTTACATTCGTGTTATCACCTGAGTTACTATCCTTATCATCCTTATCTATATCTTCACCCGTCTCTCTATCTACCTTGGGTACACCCAGTTTATCTAACTCATCGTGTATCTCGTTGATTTTGGTTTCGATGCGAGCACACAATTCAAATATTTTATCTAATTGATCCATGTTTAATTATTTGTCATATGATTTAACTGATGGTAATCCACTATACTCACACGTATCTACTGCTTTACTAATCACATTAGTTACATATTCTAACAGTGTCATTCCAATACCTAATTTCATTTGAAACGTTATTAAATTATCCTTAACGCTAATGACTTTATATGGCCCACCCACCTTTGTTTCTATTATATCACCAATATTCACTGTCATCATTTTACTACTTCATTATATGGTTTCCACATTACTACTCCATATCCTTCACCTTCAATCGGCATTGCTAACATACACTCTTCATTTTGATCATCCGATTTTCCTATTGCAATGAATCCAAAACCCTCACAAATATACGGAACGTAGTGTCCCGGTTTCAATTTGCTGTGTTCCTCCATGATGTCAAAGTCATGAGGCATTTCCGGATCGTTTATTTCACACCATTGTTTGCTGAAGTCTGCCATGATTATTTATTTAGTTTCTTTATAAATTAACCTACTAATTCCTTTATGTTATTGAACCAAGCCTGTATATCCTCACAGAACTGTACTGCTCTCTCTTCGGTATCAGCATGAGCGAAGAATTGACTATATTCTGAATCAAACTTAATTCCATCACAGTTAACATGTTCCTGTATATGCTCCTCAACGTCATAGTTGCTACTATACTTTTTAAAGCAATACTCTCTTGTAAGATTACCTGTGATAGTGTAACTTCTGTCTCCTTCGTACTTGTTGACTTCAAACCCGAATGGGTAATTTTTTTCGAATAATTTCATAACCTTTGATTTTTTTATTTGATTAAATATACTAACTAAATGTTGCCAAAGTTACACTTAACTTACCTAAATACCTCATTCCTGCTGGGGTATTCTTGATACGTCTAAATTTACCTAATCTAACACCATCATGTTTAAAATCATCACCAACGACAAATTCACTTACTTTATTCCAACTATTCCTACTTATTCCCCAATATGTGGTTTCGCATTCGCCATCTTTGGTTTTACGTGTATATACACGTTTATACTTTAAATCGGGTACTGCTTGTTTAATTTGTTCTCTCCAACCAATAACTGTCTGTAATTTTTGTTTGTACGTCATAACTTTTTATTTGTATGAATGTACGACTCTAACTCTGACAATTACCTAATCTAAATTGTATCTAATCTCATTAGCGTAATTTTCCGCATCGTTAATATGATTGCATTTCGCATCATCATAACCCGCATTATAATCACTAATGCATTTCTCCATTTCGATTTGCATTGCTTGCTCTATTAGATCTTTAAAATGCTGAGAATGCTTTATATGAGGGAAATCTTTTAAATTCTTTCTCAACCATTCTACTGCTGATTGTGCCATAATTAAAATCTTGGTGCATTTACGCGGTGAAGTGATCCAATTGGTCTTCTATAATAATACTTACAATTACCTACTGTTACTACTGATGTATAACAACTACTGAACAGTACCATAACCAATAACGCTAATGTTATTTTCCTCATATTAATCAACTTGTTCAATTTCGTAATCACTTTCTTCATCCTCACTCTCTTCCACCCACGTTTCCTCGGCTTCAAGTTCACCTTCTAATACTTTGTTTAGCGCTTCGGTTTCGCTTTCCGCTTCAACAATGAACTCCCAATAATAAGTTGCTGGACGTGACTCAATGATTCTGTATTGCATATTTTTTAATTTTGATGAATATACGACCTAAATTCTGCCACTAAACGTATATACGGATTAAGTGGGGTGGTGTGTGAGCCACAAGCTATTTGATATTTAATAAGGCATCGATACATTCAACATGATCATTCATATTCATATCAACTAATGTATCACGTATAACCATAATATCACAACACCTAATCATATCTAATACTTCCTTAACTACTGTACTACCGAATACAGTTAGTATATCATACATTTGTTCTGTATTGTTTCTACTAATATCCATATGTAATTTGTTAATTGTAAAGTAAAGGTAGGCGACTTGCGTCGCCTACCCTAATTTAATTTAGTTAATTTCTATTCCATTACTTTCAAACCAATCAACAATGGCTCTTTCTATTTCACTAGAAATTTTACTTTCATCTAATGTAATACTATCTAACTCTACTTCTCTATAATTCATAGTCAGATCATAATCATCAACTAAATCTACTCCTTCAGATGAAACAGATGATGCTGCGTTATCTGCTATTTCTTTAATCTGATCTTCAGTAATGCTGATTTTAGTTGTGGTTTCTTCTTCATTACCATTCATTGCTGCTTCAAGTTGCTCTTCAAGATCTTTAAGGACTACAATTACATCTTCCTTAGTGAATAATGAAGGAAATGCTTTGTCTACTGTGTGTACCATTTGGCTGAATGCTGCTGTAAGTGTTGTTTTTGTCATAACCTTTGATTTTTATTTTTATTATTAATGAATTAAAGATAGGCAGGTTACCCTGCCCATCCTAATTTAAAATTCAAATTCATCTTCATTATCGTCATTGTCGGGTTGTATATTCCATACTATATCTTTCAAATCATCCCAACTATTTATAGCTACATTATATGCTCTACCTATTAGGAATCCAATTTTAATAGTGTCTTCCTTATCTGTATCATCTGCTATCTCTTTAAGATAATCTGTAACATTATCTATAGAATCTTTAATTTCACACAACTTACTATATTGTTCTTTAGTAAGTGTAATTGGTTTTTCTTTTTTAACTACTGGAGTTGATTTTGCTTTTGCCATATTTGTTTATTTTAGATTTCGTTTTCATAAACTATTTCTGTACCAATTTTTTCTTCACTTGTTTCGATTTGCTTTACTATACCCATAGCCTTATCAAAGCTGTGTGTTAGTGCAGTACATTTACCATCTACCCAAATGTAGTAGCATGTTTTCATTTCGTTGTCCTGCCATTTTGTTTCTCTTTCTACTTTAATTCTCATAACTTTTATTTTTATTTAACTAAATATATGAATATTACTCTGCCAAAGCTAATCTTTCATAATTATATTTAGCTATTTCATTTGTTTCTGTGTACCAACTGTAATTTGAAGTAACATATTCATGTAATTCGTTTAGTGGCTTATCAGCTGCTTCACCTAATATCTCAGCAAACGCGTCATTGGATTCATTTATTAATTGTTTATCATCCTTTAAACCATAAAATAATGCTTCACCTACTTCACTTATAAACATACCACTGTGGAATCCTTTTAAGCTATGTTTCTTTACAAATTGATCAGCATGACACCAGATGAATATACATTCTTTATATTTAAGTAAATTTACTACACTCTCATCTATAACATGACTGCGATTAAAATTAATACCAAATAAACCATAAGGTGAACCATGACCTAACATTATAATTCGATTATGCATTAATATTAGATTTTCCACTTCAGCAATAGACAAACCACCAGTAACAACTGTTTTATGAGGTATCTTCTCATATATTGGTCTTAAAAAATGTGTTGACTTATCGTGTGGGTGTATTACTAATGTTCTCATAACTTAATTTTAAAATCCGTAATGAGGAATGAACTGATCATTATTAAATGAATCTTCGTTTAAGTCATGATTCAATTGATCAATTATTGTGTCTTCTGCTGATTCAATCCAACTACTAACTAATACCATTAACCCCTCAGCATCATCACGAAGGTAATGATCAACTAATGTATCTGCTGTTTCTTGAGCATATTCCATCAAATCAAGTGCTACTTGTTTTGAAATACTTTCAATTTGATCTTCGCTTAATACGCGTTTGTGATTTCTATTCATAACCTTTATTTAAATAAATATAATACCTTAACTTTGACAATTAATAATCATCTTCATCATCATCAAAATCATATTCATCAGATTCAAAATAAAACTCACCCAAATCATCTAATTCTTCATAGTAACTTTCCATATTTGAAATAAAATCTTCCAAATCAAAATTATCAGGTTGACCCTTTTCATTTAATACATTGGTTGCTACTGTAATTAATTCACTAAGAATGTCTTTGATTTCCATTGTTTTTCTTTTTGTTATAAATATAATAATAGAATTCTGAAAGCGTACCATCAAACTGAAGCATTTCGTCTTCTACTTCTGTTTGATTCATTCTAAACTCAACCCAGAAATCCTTATACATTGCCTCTAATATTTTAGCTTCATCCTTTTCAAAGTCAGCTGTTAATCTACGTCTACGTTCTCCAAATAAACACCTTGTCTCATGTTGTTTATCAGGTTCAGATATATCAGCTAATGCTTTTTCTTCTAATTTATTTTCCCAAAGTATCCACCAATGATAATCACTTACTTCAAAATCACCATTTTTAACTTTGGCTTCAAGTGGTTGGTATTTATGAAGCATACTTCTGCTTTTAAAACGCCTCCACCAATAGTAAGGATTATAATTCTGTTTTTGATAAGTTTCTATTCGTTCTTTTAATTCCATCCGTTTTCAGTTTTAACTTGCTGAATGTGTTTGCAAGTTCTAGAATTACCTGACCATCCATAAGCGGGACAACTACAACTCCAAGTATCATTATCTACTTTTACAATGTATTTTTTACCTTTAGAACCATCTACTTCCCATTCAGGTTGAATTTTAAACGCTTCATTTTTACCATTTCTATCTCCTTTTCTAAACCATATAAGGTTTTTATATGTGAAATGATTTGGAACCTCAACCCATCCATCTTCAGATGTAATAGCATATTTTTTACCGGGTTCCTGAATTGAATCGAATAATACGGGCGCTCGCCAACTGTGAATAATTAATTTGTCTCCACCAATAATAACTGACATAACCTTTGATTTGAAATAAAGATACGATTACTACTTTGACTTCCAAAATTGCCACCAACGTTTCTTTGATGGAGGAACGCACTCTGAAAATGGATTATTTGTAAATGCTACTTTTCCATAATATCTGGATGACATTACATTAAAGAATATCTCATGATATTTTTCAGGGATGTCAGTAAAATCAGCTTCTATCTTAATATTTAATTCTATAGGAGTATTTCCATCCATTACTGTTAGAGTATCAAGTAATGTTACTAATTGAGCTGTTTGTACATTTATATGTGTACCGTAACCTATAAGTAATTCTTGTTGTGGTTGCTTTTTCTTCATATCTTTAATTTAAATGAATGTAAAATGGGGGCTTTGACACCCCCAACTTTACTTTAATCAAAGGTATGACTCAGCGAGTTCAAATAGTTGTTCATTCAACTCTATATCTTTTTGGAAGTTCTTAACTGAGCGTGCTTTACGAGTACCAGCTCTATATGAACCACCAATTAATTTCTCTTGTATTCTATTAAACACAACCCACAAATCGTTACCTGCATCTTGAGGACGATCAGCAGTAAGTACATCCATAATGTTTACTCTCTGTTTAGTTCTCAATTGCATTGCTTTAGTAGCGAAATCTTGCATTTGAGTTTCAGTTAATTCAGTTGATTTAAACAAATTAATCTTCTGAACTAGATTAGGTAGTTTGGCAATGATTTCCTGAATTTTGGTTTGTAGTGATTCAAACGTATAATTAGTATGCCTAATTGATACATTATTAAAATCAGCATCTGCAACTACTAATCCATTACTACATACTAACCTAAAGATACCTACTCTAAAATTGAATGCTGCTTTACCATCATGTGAATTGGTAAGTAGGATTTGTGGAAATGCATCATCACCATCTTTACCCTTAATGGTAATATTTGGGTTACGAAACACAACCATGTGTTTTTGAAATCCTTTGTACTTACGGGATTTAACTTCTTGTGCTTTAGTTACTTCCCAACCTAAACTCATCAAATCCTCTACAACACGTGATGTTGGAGTTTGAATATATTTATCTGTTAGGTGAGGTGCTTTATCAGTTGTAAATACTGATGGAGCCATTTGTTTGATTTGATCCAATGTGTAACTTACATTGGTCATCATTGAGTTTGTGTTTAATTCGTTTGACATAACCTTTGATTTTAATTATTTAATGATTGAATTTACACTTACTATTTTGCCCATCCTAATTTAGGACTGCGTGTTTAGCATAGATAATAGCTTCACTATATATCTCTTGTTCCCATTCTGTTGCTGGGGGATATTTGGCATTTACTGCTTCTACTAATTTGCGATTATCTGTAATACCACATATTACCATTGTGGTAATCATAGCTTCAATTTCCATACATTTTTGATACATCTCAGCATTAGTTGCCATATCTATCTTTTTGTTGTTTCTTCAATTTAATCCATTCAAATTGATCAGCCAAACTTGCTCCTCTTTGATTTAATTCACTCCAAGTTTCTTCGTGTAATGGTTTTCGTTTTGTTTTCTTGTGTAATGCTTTATCTAATTTTCTACTCGCTTTGTCTTGGGATTGATCTTTTGTGATAATTGGCATTTGTTATTTATTTATTTAAATTTAAAACCTGTAATTTGCTCAATCAACTTTACATCAACTTGATTGTTTTTAAGTCCATCTGCTTTGCTTGTATTATTGTCAAATAGAAAAGCATCCCATTCATTTTTATGTTTATTGTAAGTTACCTTCCAACATTGGGAAGGAATAGATACTTTACCTATTTTTTTAATTTCACCAACTGAACCACACCAAACGTGAATTGAATCATATTTAAGTGCTTCATCACGTATCATTATTTCTAATACCTTCCAATCACCCCTATTTAATGCTGGGTATTGAGCTGTCATATTACTGAAGTAAAATGATTCGTCGTTTGCTACTTGATCACAAGCAGCATCTGCTGCTGGGAAATTATGACCACGATCAAATCCTTGTCCTGTATAGGCTGCCTGTAAATCTGTTTCAGTTGCTAATTTAGGATCAGGGATGAATTTATCTCCACGTTTTACTTTAACAGGACAATTTAGTGATGCTTTAGTAACCCACCATTCTACCTTTACAGGATAATGTTTAGACTTACTAAATGTAGTTGAATATGCTTTATGATGTAATGTAACTGTATCTTGACTATAAGTCGTAACAGTAATGAACATAAGAAGGAATAATAGGTATTTCATACCTATAAATATCACTACTCATCATTCGCCATCTTAGATATGGCTTCATAATATTCTTCCCTCAAACGTCTAACAGCAGCCTCAGCACTTGCTACACCTGCTTTAAACATATTATCCTCATTTGAGTAACCACGTTCGTTAATTACTTTAAATACTTCTTCAAATAATTCAAAACCAAATAAATTACTACCTAATGCTTCGTACTTGTTGTTTATCATAACCAATTATATTTAGATTGTTTAAGTGTTTATTTATTTTTTATCGCTAGATACCAATTCCATGCTTCATTAATTTTTATTATTTTATAGTTTTTTGATTCTAAAAGTTTTAAAGTTTTTTCTGTTCTCCCTTTTAGCTCAGGTACTATATTTTCATGAAAACTTACTGCAATTTGATCTATATTATTAAAATCATTGTCATTAAAATTATCAATTATATCGTATTCAGTTCCTTCAATATTAAGCTTTAATACTGCTATTTTATCTATATTATATTCCTTAATAAAAGTATTCCATGTCTTTACTTCTACAATTTCCCCAGAAGAATTAAATTTACTATTAGTACCAAAACCTACATCTAACAATTTAGTTTGTCCATCATATGTATCTATAATACCTTTAAAAAATTCAGTATTAGGAATTTGTTTTTCAAAAGGATCAACCCCAATAACTCTTTTTTTACCAATAAATATTTTTGACCAATCCCAACCTCTACATCCTAAATCAACAATACACCCTTCGTTTTCAAAACATCTATTATCAACAGTTGAGTAATCCCACCCTTCTATTATTCTGATTAAATTTTCCATACTATTTATTTTATCCAATTATATTTAGATTGTTTAAGTGCTACTTTACGTTCACCTGCTGTACGTGGTTTAGATTCAATACGTTCAGTTTGTTTTGCTTTACGACCACGTTTTTTGTAGACACACTCCTCATAGTCATCCCATTTCCATTTTTTTACTTTTTCAAGAAATAATTCTCTATAATGCGCTAAACGTTCTTCTTCTGTTCTCATGAAATATAATCTAAGACTAATTCTTCGCCATAGCAAAGAGATTGTAACATTTTAAATTTACGTTCATCATCTAATGGTTTAGCTTCGTTATAGTCATTACACCATACTAGTTCACCACCGTACATCATTCCACTAAAGTATTCTAATTGTGAGTTCATAACAATAAACCACTCACGTTTAGTTTGTTGTGCTCTTTTTTTCTTCATCAACCATTTATCTGACCATATCAAAACTAATATTACTTTCCGACATTAGTTCATAAAGTTTATCTCTAACTTCTTGGTATGCATCATATTTGTCTTGAGGAAGATCATCGGAAGCATATTTGGTTTTTGCTCTTAAATCTTGATCTAATTCCCAAAGAACACTCCAAAAATTAGATGCATTAGTTGCTAATACAAATTCCTGATCATCATCGGGTAAGTTAAATTTTAATGTTGCTTTCATAACTTTTATTTTACTGAGTTAACGGTAAGATTATTATTTTGAATAACCAAATATTCTCCTGATGTTTCCATTGTGTCAATAAAATAGTATCTGCCACCTGTGTTTTTATCTGATCCTTCTAGATTAAGTTTTTTCATTACAGTATGGCCTACAATTTGGATATAATCATTTTTTAATCCTTTCTCATGTTTCTTGTTAGCATACATTAATGATCTAGGTCTAATCCATATAGGAGTTTGAATTGCATTATCTCCTGTTGGTTCTAATCCAGTAAACTCAAATATTTTAGGTTTATATCTAAACAATTCATTTAAATCAACTACAACAGTGTCTTTACTCCAACCATCAGGCCCAAATACTTTATCCATCCAAACGGGACTTACACCAGCATGAGTAAATAGATATTCACCAAAACCATAAGCCATTTGTAGATGATGCCTATTTTCATCTATGACTTGAGTAATTGAATGACCAACTCCTGCTTGATAACCACTAGTTCCAGTATAACCAACTTCAGGAAAATAATGATGATCATGATTACCAATTAATAATACAACTTCAACTTGTGGGTTATCGTTTTTATACTGAATAATTTGTTTGAAATTATCAATTTGTTCTATACCTGATATTTCAAATGAGTCAAAGTAATCACCTATAAAAATAATTCTGTCAGGTTGTTCTTGATATATTGCTAATTTCCAGTTAGAGCGACCGTGTGTATCACCTAATATTAGTGTCTTCATCATAACCTATTATTACCCCGTCAATTGATTCTCGGGTTGTATCTTTATTTAATATCTTATCTCGTTTATGTTCTCTTTCTAATGTATCATGTTTACCATAATACCAAACATTATTAACATTCAAAACCATTTTATTTGGTTTAACCATATTAATATCATCATAACCTGCTTCATATCCACGAACAAATACTCTAGATTCAGGATCTAACGCTTGTAGTTGTTCAATTAATTCCTTAACTGTCATAAATTTAAGTTATTATTTTATGCCTACCAAAATTTATACCATGCTTTTTTTGGTTGTTGTTTTGGTTTAGGCATTTTAAATACCTTATTCATCAACAAATTAGCATGTTTTTGAATTAATAACTTCTCAGAATACTCTAAACCACTAACGTTAACATGAATTTGTACAGGAGCTACAATACCATTTGCTTCAATGGATGTTGTTATAACATGATATTCTTTTCCTTTTACGAAGACTGTACGTATCATGTTTATAAATATATTTAGTTTGAAAGTGGTGCCTTAATAGATGGATGTGACTGGTAGTTTTCTAATTGTATATCATCTTCTAATAGGCATTTACAAAAACGATCATTCTTAAATGATTCAAATATTGCAGTAGCATCTAAGGGTCCTTCTCCACATGAACCACCTTCAGTAGGCCAAAATTCAGTATTAATATTTAATTTAGGTAATTCATAAGGATGTCTTGAACATTGCTCGGCTGCTTGTTCTAAATGATTATTATATAAATGAACATCACCTAAGTTACCAATCAATTCATCAGGTACCATATTTACTGTTTTAGCTATTATTTCAAGTAATAAAGCGTATGAAGCAATATTGAATGGTAATCCTAAAAATGTATCTACTGAGCGTTGATTCCACATTAAAGAGATTGCTCTAGTCGGTGCAGCATTGTTTGCTGGATAGTAGGCTAGTCTTTCTTTGGTTGTTAGCTCTCTTGTATAAACTTGAAATCCATAATGACAAGGTGGTAATACCATTTGATCTAATTCACCTACATTCCAAGCACTAACCATTAATCTTCTACTATCGGGGTTTGTTTTGAGTTCGTTGATTAGGTTTTGGATTTGATCTATATAGATAGGATGTTCAGTCGTAATTAAATATCCTGGTCCCAAATCTGTATGTTCCTTCCATGTTTTGTCTGTTTTCCATTTTCTCCATTGCTTACCATATATTGGTCCTAATTCACCATCTGTTCTACCTGATTTAGCATAATCACCATCCCATATATGGCAATTATTGTCATGTAAAAATTTAATATTAGTATCACCTCTTAAGAACCATAACAATTCTGTTACAATTGATTTCCAAGCCATCTTCTTTGTTGTGAGCAATGGAAATCCTTCCTTCATATTATGTCTGATTTGCCAACCGAAGATTGATTTAGTTCCTGTTCCTGTACGATCTTTCTTTTCTACTCCAAAATGTATAATCTGAAGTAGTAATTCTTTATATTGGCGATCTATATTATTCATTGGGCTTGGCGTTTTATATCTAATTCTTTTCTTAATTGCTTTAATTCCTTTCTATACTCCTCAAATTCATCATCATCTTTAGCTTTATGACCTTTAGATAATGCTTCTGTAATGATTAATTCTAATTGGATTATTCTACTAATTCGAGGATCAAAGTACTTGTTCTTCATCTTCTTTGTCTGTTTTCCAATTTAGGAAATCTTCACCTTTATAATCTTTATGATGTTTATGCATATAAGTAATACCTCCCGCCCATAACCAGGAAATTGTAGCTGTTATTGCTATCATAAGTAAAATTAATCCCACCATCTTTCTATATTTTGTTCTAATGATTTAAATAATAATTTTCTTGCTTTATTCTGTTTAGCTATTCCTTTATTCAGATCTTCCATTGTTAATTTTTCTTTGTTGATAAGATCTTCCATATACTTTTCATTTTGAATCTTATCAATTAATCTAACACACAACATCATTTTATTAGCATCATACTCAGCTGAAACATGATTGCCATTTTTGCGAATATGATTAGACATGAATATGAGTTTATATTTGAGTATCTCAAAAATATAATAGTGGTCCCAATCTCTATCTTTCCAGATAATTGGGAACCACCTTATTAAATTATTAATGCCTTTAAAAAATTTTTTTATTCTCCACATAACCATTAAATATAAAACTTATTATTTTGATAACCAAATTACTTAAGTAAATTATAATATTCTTTAAAATGCTTAAGGCGGTCCGGTAAACCAATTGTACCACCATTAACACATTTAGTAACAGCTGTTACAGTAGCGTCAGAAGCATCTTTACATTTAGGTAAACAATTTTTAGAAAAGAACCAAGCAGCAGATAGTAAAGGATATTTAGTCGCTACTAAATCAGGATTAGCAGCTATATCAACACCAATTGCTTTACCAAAAGCAGTATAATTTGATTTACCTGTTAATTGAATATAACCACGTCCACGATATTTAAAACCCTCACCTGATGCCTCATCACCATTACCCATTCTAGATGCATATACTTTATTTGCAATCTTTTCTGGTTTGCGTTGATATGACTCGGCTAATGCTTGGGTTGGGAAGTATTTTTTAAATATACCTAATAAACCCTTAGCACTGTAATTTAGGTTTTCATTTACAACTTTAAAACCAGCAGATTCATGACCACATTGAGATAAAAAATGAGATAATTCAACTGCTGTGTCAATTCCGAATGTTTTCATTACATCAGGAATTTGTGCAATTACACCATCTGGGATGTGTCCTTTTAATTTGTTTAAGTCCATATTTAGATTTTATTTATTAACATGTATAAAAAAGGTTGTATACCTTTACATATACAACCTTGAATTTTTTACAGCAATAAATATTGCTAGACTTACTTTGCTACAGAGTCTCCAGCAGCCTTAATTTCAGCTACACTTGAATCAACAGCAGTAACAGCTGAATCAGCAACAGCAGTACTATCAATAACTGTAGAATCAGATGTATTGATTACAGTTGTGTTGTTTGAACCGCAAGACGCTAGAACTAAACCTAGTGCAAATGTAAAAATTACTTTTTTCATATTTTTATTTATTTATTTACTTAAATATAAGATAACATTTTGACCAAACCAAGTTTAAAACATAGATTTTGCTCCAATCATTACAAAATTTAATAATGGAGCTCCCTTAGCAGTTGATGCATTTAATTTATAATCAATTGCAAATGCGAATCGTTTTGATATCTGATAATTATACCCTGCTCCTACTAACCCACCTATATTATAACTCCAGGTGCTACCATTTTTATTATTATATGAATAAGGAGAAGCCATTAAAAATACACCTGGTGATATATTTGATCTTGGGGTGATTTTATATGGTTTAGTCCAAAATGTAGTTATCGAGGATGCTAATTGGTATGAGTAGCTTTTATTTTCACTTTTTAATTTAATAGTAATTAATGATAAATTATATCCAATTGTCCCATATTGTGGATGGGGTTTAACATAAGTATAACCACTAAATATCATTGGAATACCATTCATCCAAGCATAAGTATGTGAATATGCTTTAATAGCCTTTAATTGTCCGTTTTTAAGTACTAAATTACTTTTATTAGCTGATAGAGCAAATGATTTTAAATCAGCAAATATCATAGTGTTAGCGCCCCAACTTGATTCACCTGTAGCTGAGGATTGAGACATACCTAATGAAATAATAGGTACAAATTTACCATTTGGTGTTTGTGCTGTAGTTAAATCTGAGTTGATTAATATTGGATTTAATCTTAATTGTTTTTTTTCATCTTTCTTTTTATCGTCTTTTTTATCTGATTTTTTTTCTTCTTTCTTCTCCTCTTTTTTTTCTTCTTTAGACTCAGATTTACTTTCCTCTTTTTTTTCTTCTTGTTTTTGTTCCGATTTCTGCTCTGATTTTTGTTCTGATTTTTGCTCGCTGCTTGAACTTGAACTTTCTGGTTTGCTCTCCGAGCTTGATCCTGATGAAGAGGAAGATCCAGAAGAGGATGACGATTGGGAGGAAGAGGATGATGATGAAGAAGATGATGATGGTGGTGAAGTTGAGGTACTCGAAGTAGGAGTTGAAGCGCTTGAGCTTGCACTTGACGCTGCTGATGACGCTGCTGATGAAGCGCTTGAGCTTGCACTTGACGCTGCTGATGACGCTGCAGAACTTGCTGCACTTGAAGCAGCGGATGAGGCTGCGTTTGCGGCCGCTGATGCTGCTTGGGCTGCTGCTTGACTTACAGTATTGGTTACTGCTTGTTGTACGGCTGTATTTGTTGGACATGCTAATGAATTGTAAGTGGCATATGTTGTTTGTAGCCACGTTTGAACAGCTCCACTTTGTACTTCTACAGGGGTAAATGTTTTGACTTGGTTATAGAATGATACAGTTGCATTACCATTTATAATTGTTGTGGTTGCAACTCTAATTTCCCCAGTACATCTATCAGTGAAGGTTTGAGTATAAGTTTGGCTATTAGCACTAGTAGCTAACAATAATGTTACTAATAATACTAATAGCCATTTCATTACTTAGTAAATACTCCTTTACTAACCATACGTTTTAAGATACGAGCACAAGCTATATCGAGTGCTTTTTTAGTAGCGATTGATACAGTTGATTGATTAAATTTAACAGGATCAACAGTTGCATCTGATAATAGAGTTAATTCACGAGTTGTTTTAGCTTCACCTAAACCTGAAGCTGCTATTATTTCTCCTGTTTCAGCATTTGTAAAGCGTACTTGTAATCCTAAACGAGTTACCATTGTATTTTTAACTCCGTCTTTTAAATTTACTTCTTCATCGTCACTTACACTCCAGTCATATACCTCAATTTCCACAAAATAGTGAGCAAGGCGTATTTTACCACGACCATCAAGTTTATCTTGACTAATGCCAGCTTGAGATGCTTGGAACTGTTTAACCATTCTGTTTTTGATCTCAGTTTTGTCTTCTGTAAATGTAAATCGATTAAGATTTTCAAGATATTCCAACGTGATGTTAGCCACACCCAAACCCACTTTCTTTTCTTTGAGTTCAGGATATTGGTCATAAACTTCATCACCAATACCGCATTTGAGAATTTGTATTGGGATAGTTGGACCGTCATAGTCTAAGAATTGAGATATATCAACTTTGGTTTCGAAAGACGCTTTGTACTGTTCGGTTTTTGTGCTGCCAATAGTTTGAGCAGTCACTATGTTGCTTAATAAAAAGCAACTTAATAATATGAATAAATTTTTCATACATTATTTATTCGTTACCTTTTCTCTTATTAATAAACTTATCTACAGATGCAATACCGAATGCACCTAAAACAATCACCATAAAGCCGTCAAATACAAACTCGTGAATAGGCATTGTTTTACCCATTACACCAGTTGCAATATCAGCAATTAATGTTACTACCATCATTAAGAAAGCTGTAAATCCAACTACTGATTTTTCATTGACTGTGTTGCTATCATCAAATAGCGATTTTAACCATTTCATACTTTTAGTTTTTAATTATTAATCTTTTATTTTACCACACTTATCACATTCTAAATCACCATCATAATCACTATCAACCCAAACATGTTCGCATTGACGATGAGTTTGATATTCAAATTCTAATTTTTCCATTTCTTGCTCATGTTCTTGTTGATCTTTTCTTAGTTCAAATTCTTGCTGATTTTCAGCTAAATTAATTTGATGAGCATGAGCTGCTGCTGTTACAAAGGCATCTGGGATAAGTGGTGTTACTGGTTTATTGGATTCTTTTATATCATTTACACTACCCATACTAACACCATCTTCTTCATCCATTTTTTGAACTAACATTTTATCCTTATCAGTATCACTAAACCAATAATCTATAATTTTACCATAGCTACCAATAAAGGCTCCTAATAATAACATTAATAGTTCTTTCCATTCACCTCTAATAACAACATTACCTGTAATGGAAGCAAATATACCCCCTATTATTAATATAAAGCCACCCAATACTAACGCTGTAATATACCAGCGTCTAGCCATCATTTTATTTAGTAGATCTTTAAATCCACTTGGTTGATTATTATTTACCATACTGGTTCTTTTTCTTTAAATTCATCACCTTCTTTTTTCTTAACTGGAGCTGCTGGTTTTTCTACTGTTTTTTCTTTTACAATCACAGTTTTACCACCTACTGCTTGTTGTTGTTGATTATTATTGTTGATAATAATTGGAGTTGTAGCTGCTGGTTTATCTTCTTCTTTGTCTCCACCAGTTAATTTAGTAGTAACCCAACCACCTACACCGAGGGTAATTGTAGATACAAGTCCAATAAGAATATTCTTAATTGAACCACCTGTTGATTGTTCTTGTTGTTCTTCTGACATATTTTTAATTTTTATAATTTATTAAAATCGGTTATCCCTAATTGGATGTTATTTGCATTGAATAAAGCAATTCTATAAGCTGATTGAGGTAGAGCAGTTGTATATACTTTTAATATATTATCGCCTTCAACTACACTTACAGTTTCTTTAGATACTACTCTATTAGAGATATCAAATATTTTAATTGTAATTGTACCTGCTGTTTCTAATTTTACATTCATTAATACTTCATTAGTTACAAAAGGACTTTGTAATTTAATTCCTACTGAATTTTTTATTTGTAGGCTTTCATCAATTACGGTTGGTTGTGAAGGAATTGGGGTGTCGAATTTACGACAAGCGAATAATAATATTATTCCTAATAATACTAATAGTGTTTTTTTCATCTTTTAATTTATTATAATGGTTGTTTTATTGACTTGGTTGCCACTTTCATCATCTAAAACCAGATATAAATATTTAACAGGTAATGTCCTAGTATAAATTTTTATAATATTTACACCAACTTTGCCATTAATTCTCTCTCTAGTTATGACCTGTTCTGTATTTTTATCAATTAATTTAATTGTATATACTCCTGCTTTATCTAATTTAAATTCTAAATTGCTATTATTAGTAACTGTTGATTGAGTAATGTTAAATATATCTACAACTTGTGGTGGTGGTATATCTGATTTTTTACATCCAATTAAAAATAATATTAGAAGTAATTTTTTCATTAGTTTATTTTAAATTTTAATTGTACACCTGCTTTATTTACAGCATCAGTAGAACCTATTGATATTAAACCTAATACATTATCTAGATTTATAATTGGTGTAAATATTACTTTATATTCAGTAGTATTATCTAATGTGGTATTACCATTATTAATTAATGAACCTAAATTTATATAATTACTTTTATTTGTACTATAATTTATTGGATTACCTTTAGTTTTAAATTCTACTGATTCAAATTTTAATACTGTGTTGTCGTAATTTAATTGAAATTGGGTTCCAACTAATTCTTGTTGTAGTGGATCTAAGGTAATATAAGCATACACTTTATTATCTAACTCAGTAATAATTGAAGCATTAATTGTATTTGATATAGATTTAACCCCTAATTTTACTACACTGGTGTTAGTTATACCGTTTGAAGGTGGAATTGATGAATGTGATAAGTTAATATCACCTTTCCAAGTTGCTGATATATAAAATGTATCTGTTGCTTTACTTGTATTAATATTAAAATTATAGGTATTACCTAAATAAGATGAAAAGGTATTCCAATTTGATTTTCCAATTGTATTATATATAGCTTGTGGAATTAATTTTATTGTTTTATTTAAATTGAATGTATCTACTATATTTTTAACACCAGTTAAATGCTGTAATAATCTAAAACAATCAGATTCATCAAATATATTATTATCATCTATATCAGCATTTTTATATTGGATACCATATCCAAATTCATTTCCACTTTGATTACTTAATATTCCCCTATTATTAAATTCTTTAAATGCCAAATAAACATCTGTTACAGTAATAATACTATTATATAATGTAGATAATGTATTAGTTGTTGTCATTGTCACAGACTGAGGTTTATAAACCATATTTTCAGCATACGTTACATCACATTTAAAAGCATAACTACCTGACCCCATATCTCTAATATAGGTTCCAGGAGTATATGTTTGTGTAGGAATTGTATAAACTGCCCAATAAGCATTACTATTTACATATGTAATAGGACCTTCATAAACATCTAATAATTTAATATTATTTATAGATGATGGTGTTACATTTCCAAATGTTCTTAAATCTATATTTAGTAACATATTCCCACCAGTATAATTTGTTACATAAGCATATTCAACTTGTCCACCATTTAAAATTACTTTATTACCACTGGCTATTTTAACACTATCTAATAAATTTGTTATATCCACCCAACCCGTTGAACTTAAAGTAGAACCTACTGAAAATGTTGTTTTGTTTAATGTGTTTCCAAAATTAAAATTCATCATAACTTTTTTAGTTGGTTCACTATTTATATTTGTTACTTCGTTTGCCCAATATCCCCAACCACCAACAGGTCTATACCATTGAAAATAGAAAGCTTCACCTCCACCAAATTCCTGTCCTCTATAAACCACTCTATATCGTTTTCCTGCAACCATACTAATACTTCCAGTTTGATATCCACTAGCACCATGTCCACCATAATAAGTTGCTATTGCTATACCATCTATAAAAATATCTGACGCATCATCTGAATTAGTTCCAAAATAATATGTTCCAGTTTGTTGTGGTACGAACCAAAACTCAAACTTATAAGCAAAGTAATCATTTGACCAACGTGGAACTTGTGATGATCCATTATATAAATAGGAAATTGGAACTTCACCTGTATGTGTTATTGTTGTGTTGGAGTTTGCCGTATTCAGCATATTATCAAACTCAGCTGCCGTGTTTGCAAATTGCCCGTATTGGGTTTGGCTTCCATTTCCGTTGTGAGTTTTATATGACGTATAATTAATATATCCCCAACCCGATTGAGCCAGAGATATATTATATATTAGGATAAATAAAAACGTAACTAATTTTTTCATTACTCAATTATTAAGTTAACTTTGTTACCGGCTGCATCAACTGCATCTGAAAGAACAAAGTAGAATAATCCAGCAGTATTGTTTAAAGTTTCTTTAGGAGTAAATATTAACTTATAAGGTGTACCTGTTTTTATTCTTGCAGTTTTAAGTTGGTCAATAGAACCAAATGTTAATCTACCATCTTTATGTGTTGAAAAGTTTGTCATTGAACTTCCTGTATCAAATATTACATTATCTAATACTAATTTGCTATCATCATAATTCATTATTACTTGTAACCCAGCTAATCCCTCTTTTGTTAATTTTGCTGTTAAAATTACTTTACCATTTTCTAACGTGGATGTTATACCTAATGTTGCTTTTTCTAATTGAGATTGTGTGTACGACATTGATTTTGAAGAGGCTACCATCTTATTATTTACTGAATTTGTAAACATTCCACTAGCTATTCTACTAGCAATAACTGATGGGTCTGATGAGTGTGACCAATCTAAATCACCACCCCAAGCAAATACTGCATAAACTTCTTGATTTGCTTGTGTGATTACTACTTTATTTTTAGGTACACCATCTAACCAACTTTGATTCAATAATCCACTTTGCCATCTAAATGATGTTGCGGTATCAGAAGGTATATATGCAACTGATGATACATTTTGGCCAATTACATGTGAAAGTAAGTAGTATGAATCTGTTTCATCAAATATATTGTCATTTTTTGATACATTACCAATTTTAGTTTCTAAATTAGGATATGTAAAGAAGCTTGGAGTTCCACCAATATTAGTTTGTGAGTGTCCTAAAAATGCTTTATAAGCATCTGACACTGTTAATATATTGTTCATCCAACTTTTTTGTGATGCAGGTGTAATAAAAACACCAACGGAGTCACGTTGTCTAATTTGAGTTGTAAATAGTGCTTCACCACTTGCGTCTAATGGTAATTGTGCAATAGGTTGTTGTGTCCAATCAATTGAATTATCTGGTTTCAATCGCATTAATTGAACACTATGATTATTTATTGCATATCCTTGTGGAAATAAAACTTTTACTTTGAATTGTGATATATTACCTAATACACCTTGTAAAGATGACCAACCACCACCATATATAGTTCCAACATTTGCACCCGTTGTGTCAGTACCAGTCGCTAAATCTATTTTAAAAATGTTTGAGTAATCTGTTAAATCTTTTAGTAAATATTTTTGTGTTGCTATTAGCCCATTAATAGATTGATCTGCTCTTTGAACTGTTAATTGTCCAACATTCCAATCTGCATTTACGGAATAATTCCAAGGACTTAATCCATATTGAACATTTAAATCATTATCACTTGCACCACCGTTTGGAATAAACTTATAGTTATTCCAATTTGTGTAAAATATTTGTGCAGAGCTTCCCTGATTGAATTCAGTAGAAATATGGCTAAATGCTTTGTTATTATACTGATATCTAAACCAGAGATATCGAGGGTTTTTAATTACCTGTCCTTTTGTTAGATTATACTTAACAGTAATTGTATCACCAACTTTTAATCCAGTTGTTGGTGTAAGTGATTGACTAATTGTTAATTGTCCTAATGAGGTTAAAGATACTAATAATATCCCTAAAACAATAATTAATTTTTTCATTCTTTAGTAAATAATTTGGTGATAAGTTTGTCACAACCCTTTTTAAGCGCAGAACTTAAAGAGGCCTGATTAAACTTACCCCCAGTATCTACTATGAGGGTAGCCATTGAAATTTCAGACGATGATTCCTCTACTAACACCTCTTTTTCTTTTTTTCCTTCGTTGTAGAGAGTACCTTTTAGTCTTATAACTACTTCGTTTTCAGTTTTACTGAATACGGATAAACTTTTTTTAGTTGTTAATACATCTAAATAAATAATATCAACATCTAAATAATAAGATGCTGTTGGTGTTAAATCATATCCTTTTTCTTGAAGAAATTCTTCTAAGACATTTTTAACACCAAATTCTAAATTGCGATTACCTGCTAATTTGCCTACTTTAACTAGATTAGTTACACTTTGAACATAAATATGATCTTCAGCAACATAATTTATATTGTTAGGATGATTTTTAAATGCATCATCAAACTTCCAACTAAATTCTCTTGCTAATTGAGTAGCATACTCACTTTTACCAGTCATATCTAGAAATACAAAGAAAAGTTGTGTGGCTAAAGCACACGTAACTAAAATTCCTACTAAATAAAGAAAAACAAGCAGTAATCTTTCCTTTGCACTAACCAATAATGATTTCATACTTTTAATTTTTAAATAGAAAAAGGCTGTATATCTTCATATACAACCTTATTTTTTCTACATCTATAAATATAGAGAAATTGTGGAGCATCTGGGATTCGAACCCAGGTCTTCGAAAGTGACAATAATACTAACGTCTCACATGCTTAGTACTAAGTTGTAAGAGATGTGGGTAGTAGCTTTTATCTCTTCTTTGCTCCATCAGTCTTGCGACCAACTCTGTACTGTAAGGGACTGACCTTTATGGTCGTTTCCACCACCTGATTTTATGACATCAGGAAACTTGGCCCCGTTAAGAGACTACCACACGGTCCTTATTTAACGAGTCGATCGTGAGCGCTCGGAGTAGTTCTGTTCCTAGGTTACCCACCTGTTTGCGGACTAGGCTGCTAAAGCGTAGTCGGCGCCTACGAACGCCATAAGGTCGTCGAAGGTCATAGTTGACATTTCGTCAGTTATTGTTTGCAGTTTTCTAAGGCGACTCTACCAAACGCCTGCATGTAGTATTACCTCATCATCCGAATCGATACCGGTATGCCCCATATGTTAAAGAACTTCTTCTTTTGGTTTTCTGCCTCGTTTTTTTTTCCCCTCTAATATCTTTTTTATCTCAGCACACAACTCATATTCTTCCATTCCAATCAAATCATTCATACAATTACTGAGTAATTCTTTATATTGTGATTTATCAATAGTAAATGTAAGTTGATCCATATTTTTAAAAGTAATATCAAATATATCAATTTGATCTTTACCTCTTTTATAAGCACTTAAAACGCATTTCACCATTTTTAAAACAATATCTGGGTCTCTACCTTTTAATTTGAGGTAGAACTCATCACTGTTTTTCATTGATAAATAATGGCATGCCATACATATAACTATCTGTGCCCCCAGCGGGACTTGAACCCGCACTCGCTTTTTCGGCGAACAGGATTTTAAGTCCTGCGTGTCTACCAATTTCACCACAAGGGCATAGCCCGTCTTTCCGAGCTGTCAAGCAGATTCTCCAGCTTAACGGACTGGATGCCATGTGGGAGCGAGCTGCTTACTCCGCTGTCAGGGGAGGATTTGAACCTCCATGCTGCGATTCGGTAATGAACAAAATAGCCGGCTTTGTGGTCAACCCATATCCAATTACCTATTTCGAACTCAGCGCCCACGAGACGAGTGGGTGTGTATGCCATAGCCTAGGCTCTTTCACCACCTGACAATTAAATGATTGATTCATTATCGTTGTTAGCTTCTTTAACCTTTCTAATCCAGGTTAAAGTGATATCTACTACTGCAAGTACGGGAGCAAACACTATAATGAATATAGTTTCCAATCCTGGAGTTGGACCTATTGGATTGCCAGAACCAAAAGTTCTTTTATAACCTCTAGTCATTCTCCAAATGCAGTAAATAACGCTAACAATGTAAATGTACCAAATCATAACTTATTTTTGTTTTAAATATATAATTTTTATTCTGCTACTTCTTCTTGAAGAATTATCCCTGCAATTTTAGATTCAGAAGCTGCTTTAACTTCAAATTCATTCTCACCTTGAGCGGTAAGATATTCTACTGTTTTAGCTTCTGCTTCAGTAACTGACATTGCGTCTACTAGATAATTTACGCTTTGCTTTTTTAGTTTGCCGTTCACTTCTACTGTGAATTGTACTTTAACTTGAAAATATTGTGCCATATTATTTATTTATTATATACTGAATAATCATACAGATGTGCTCTGTATTTGTTTAGTTTTTTAGTAAATGCTGTTCTTAATTTCATATCTTCAAAAGATTCATCTTCCATTCTACGTGGAGGGCAACTTACAAAATAATCAATATCATCATTAGTTAATTGAACTTCATTTGCAAACATCATCATTTTAGTAAATCCGAGTGAACCTATTAACTGCATTCCTGCTTTCCAAGCTTGTTTTATCTCTGCAGGCAAATTAAACTCAGCAAATTGTTGTGCTAATTCTGGTCTGTTTATCATAATCTTTATTTATAATTGAATATACAACCTTATTTTGCCTAATCCAAAAGTCCCAATGCTTTCATATTTTCAAGATGAGTCTCATCTAAATCCCAATCGTGGGAAACTGCCTTAACAGTAGAGCTATCCTCAATATGTCTGATTTGATCAGGGGTAAGTGGGTCTGCAACCAATAGGAAGTAGTCATTATAACAAAGTAACTCAAGGTTATCAATAAGATAATTAAATTTATTTCCATCTTTAAAATGTAATAGTAAAGGTATTTTATAATCAGTTACTCTACGTTCACAAAACCCGCAATGATAACATTCATCCTTTAAATAACCTTCAGCAATTAATCTTGTTTTGATTTTGTCTGGGGTGAAGGATTCCCATCCTGTTCCGTTTTCAACAATGTTTTTGACATTTGGTTCTTTTCTTCTGTTAGGGAGGAATTTTGGGATTCCTTTTCCGCTTTGGTTTTTGTGAGCATCAAATAGAGTAGGAGAAGTTGGGTCTGATTCATCTATTCTAAATAATTTAGCATATGGTTTATAATGTTGATAGGAACATCCTAAATAACGAGCAGCAGCACGATTTGATTTTGTGAAGCGCATCGCACGTAGGATATCTTCCTTACTATATATTTTAGCAGCAGGCATAACTTATTTTTTAACTATCTTCTTAGTCTTATTTTTAATGTGGTTAACTAAATACCACAAATCAGATGGACTATTAATCGGAACTGTTTCATTATTTTGATCTATTAACTCGTTTACAGAGCCATCTGGGTTTATTCTTTCATACACATAAAAGAAAATAATTTCAGCTGCTTCTCTTCCAAAATGAAGAGTAAACATTCTATCTATTATTTCAAAGAATTTTTCATCATAATTAGAATAGTCTAATCCTAATTCAGAATGTAGTAAAGCTGATCTAACTTGAATTTCGTCCATTAGTAGTATTATTTTTTCAAATGATTCTCTACTAATATCTTCTTCTGTTTTGCGTTTACGTCTTAAAACTGTATCAGTTCCAATTATGTCTTCAATCGATTGTTTTATACCTTGTGTGTGTTCTTCACTCATAACTTACAAATTAAATCTCTACACTCAATACATTTATTATAGTCTTCTTTCTCTAAATAATATTCAATAGCATTTTCAAGAGATAATTTCCAATTATCTTTTTCTAATTCTACGTAATAATCAGAACCTGCTATTTCAAATAAAGAGATTGATTTTTTCTTTTTTTTAATCCCTTCTTTAATCGCAACTATTGTTTCTTCTATTACTACTTCTTTTACCTCGGGTATTTCCGTAAGTGGACGGAATGAAGCACCCGGTTTTATACTTACTCTAAATACAGGTACTTTTCTCTTCATTTATTAAATTTAAACTTGTGGGGGTGTTTCTGATCCTCCTCCGCCGATTGCGTTCTTAATGAACAGCTTAAAATCAGCTATAGGGATTAAGAATCCAATAACATTAGAATAAGGTACATCTGTGTCTTGGGATACAGTTAAATTATATTGAGATAATCCTTGATTTAATTTAGTTTGTAATTTTTGAGTAGCTTCTGCTTTAGCATCACCTTCAATTGCTTGTGGCAATACAAACTGTACCTTAATTCCTTTTTTAGTTGGATTATGGTTTACATCTACTCTTAATTTAGGTTTTACTTCAGCCATTATATTCGTTTATGTATAAATATTATAAAATTTCATCTACTATTCCATATTGATGTGCTGTTTTTACATCAAAATACCATTCTTTTTGTTTATCTTTAACACCTTTTAATATTTTCCTGGTGAGTTTTGTTTTGGATAATATATAATCATCACATATTTTTTCAGTACGATCTACTTCTTCTATTTCTTGTTTATGGGTTGCTACTTTACCATTTAATTCATAATGAGCTTCATGGTACATAAATGTAGCATATTTACTTGCCATTCTGTGGTGCCCCGAAGCGTATACTATCAAACCCATGGACATTGCTGTGCCATGACATATAGTATGAATAGGAACTAATGAATTATCAATTACATCAATTAAAGCTAATCCACTATATACTTCTCCTCCAAATGAATTAATTATTAGTTTAATTGGCTCTACTTGCGTTTTTTTAGCGTCCTCATCATTAACCTCATATATTAGTTGAATAATTTCGTTTACTGATTCATCATCAATGTATCCTAGTGTTATTATTCGGCTAAGTGGATCTAATTTAGAGCGACGAGTCTTCATCATAAACTGAAAATTTCCTATAAATATAAGTTAGAAAATTTCGAATTCAATCTCTGTATCCCCAAATCCCCATGAACTGGTGTTATTTGATTCAGTAAACCATTCTACCCAATCCCAGGCATCATTATAATATTGTTTAGAAGGTGATGAACCATCATTTCCCATTCCTCTATGTGACAAATGATATAGTGGTAGATCATAATATGCTTCTAATTTATATCCATTCAGTACTGCTTTTTTCTGTACATTAGTATCTCCAAAGCAAGCATAAAGCATTTGTTCTTCAAATCCTTTTATATTATGCCAAATTTCTTTAGTTGTTGTTTGAAAATCACCACAACAATTAATTAAACTATATTCATCATTAGGAGTTACTTTAGCTGGGAAACGTCTAGGTTCACTTATTTTATCCATGTCATCTCTGAGTTTCTTCCAATCAAAGTTTCTGGTTTCTAATTCAGAATATTCTACATCTCTTCTTGAGATAGAATAAAATGTATTTTTATCTGCCTTAGATATAAATTCATCTAAGTATTCTTTCTTAGGTGCTATAATGTCCATTGCCGTACTAGTAATCCAATCTGTTTGGCATCTTCTTAATAGTATATTTTGAGCTAATATAAAAGCATAAGGACTAATCTTAGGGTCTCCACCTGTTATTACTTCAACTACATCTTCAGAAATAATAAAATGTCTAATTTTACCTACTTTAGTAATTTTATCTTTTAATCTCCATAACAACGGACCATTTTCTTTTGGTGAGTTCCAATCACAAAACCAAACTTCATCAAATGTATCCACCATTGAATTAAGACAAGCTATTATTCTCTCATCTTCCTTATATCCATCATTTCTACAACCTAAAACTACTCCTTTTGTTTCCATATTATATTGTTGATACTCCTGATTTTTGAACTACTATTGTTGTACATTCTTGAGCAAATGCAATTGCTTTTTTATAATCTTTTGTTCTTAAACATTCCACTACTAAACCAGCTAAGAATGTATCTCCAGCTCCTGAAACATCTTTTACAGGTACTTCTTTAGTTGGATAATTTATTCCTTTAAAATCACATCCATATTTACCTCTTGTTACTATTGTTTTATTATTTAGAATAGAATCATATTCTAATACTGAGCGGTTATTTAAATATTCTTGATAGTTAATTTTAATATAACTAATTTTATGAGCCCATTTTCCTAATATTTTTTTAGTATCTAAAAATACTAATGGATGTTGTTCTGAGATGTATTTTATGTCTAATTCATCTAAGAATCCTTTATTATAATCACTAATTACAACAGCATCAAATTCATTCCAATGTATATTTCCTAGTACTATTCTTTCACATTTATCATTTTCATCTACTCTTAAAAGTAAATGGTTATATTTAGAACAAATATATCTTATTTTTTTAATTTCAGCTATATTAGTAATAAATTCAACTTTAGCTCCTAATACTTCAAGATTCCTAACTACATTCCCTGCCATACCTGGTGTTGATTCTTCTCTTTCAGGGACAATAACAGGAACAGGTGCTTCAGGTGCTAGTCTTTCTACTTTACCGTATCTGAATATATCAGTACAGCTATCCCCTATTACTAGTATTTTCATCGCCTTAAAAATTTACGTCCAGATTTAACTTTATTTCTCCAATATTCTAATAAATCGTCCATTGTTTTTTCAAATGGTATTTCTGGTTTCCATCCTGTATGCTTTTGGAACTTAGTTGTATCTGGTACTTGTAAATCAGCATCAATTGGTCTTAAACGTTCAGGATCGGTTATAATTTCAATGTTAGGTACTGTTGATTTACTTATTAGGTAATTTAGCATATCAGCAATCTTACAAGTATAAGTACCCCCAATGTTATAATAAGCTCCTGGTTGAGGATTAATTGTTGTAAGCATATAATATGCTTTAACAGCATCTCTAACATCAGCATACGTTCTAAGTGATTCTAAATTACCAACGTATATTTTTGGTTCTTGTAATCCGGCTTCAATCATTGCTATTTGTTTAGCAAATGTTGATTCTGAAAATACATCTCCACGTCTAGGACCAGTATGAGTAAACATACGTGTAGTCATAATTGTCATTCCGTATGCTTCAGCGTAATAACGACCTACTAAATCAGTTCCAACTTTAGATATTGCATAAGGTGAAGCTGGGTGGAAAGAACATTCTTCGTTAATTGGAAGTTTATCTTTAGGTACACGTCCAAATACTTCACTTGAAGCACAAATATGAATAATAGCATTTTTATATTCTGAGCGTCTTAATGCTTCAAGTAGATTGGCTGTTCCTAGAATGTTAGTTTGAAGTGTTTCAATAGGAGCATCAAAACTAGTTTGAGGATAAGATTGAGCAGCTAAATGAAATACATAATTTGGTTTTGATTTGTCTACAGCAACTAATAATGAAGCTAGATCATTTAAGTCACCATATATAAGTTCAATACGTTCTTTACTATTAATTTCAGAAGACAGATGCTCAATATTTTCTAATGAATCATTCCAACGAGCTAAACCATATATTTTCCAATCCGTATTAGCCAATAGAAAATCGGCTAAATGAGAACCTACCATTCCTGTAATGCCTGTAATAAGAACATTAGTCATTATTTATTATTTTTATACCACTCAATAGTTTTTTCTAATCCTTCTCTTAATGATGTTTTAGCTTCCCATCCAACTTCATTTTTAATTCTAGATACATCTACTAAACGTACTGGTATCATAGTTGGTTTGGTTATATCGTAGTTAAATTTAGGTTTATAACCATAAATGTCAGTGATAGTTTCTACTAATTCAGTTACAGTTGTTCCTTTACCTGTAGAAGCATTATATGGTCTTCCAGTAGGTACTTTTTCAACTACAGTCATAACAGCATCAACAACATCATCTACATAAATGAAATCACGTGTTTGACTTCCATCACCCCATACTTCAAATGGATTCATTCCTGAATCTGCTTTTAGAATTAATTGAGGAATAGCATGTCCGTTTTCGTTAAATGCATCGTGTGGACCATAGATTGCTGTTGTACGAACAACTCCAAATTTAGTTTCTGAAATGTCTTGATAGTAGCGAATTACTTGTTCTACATATCGTTTCATCCAACCTACACCTCTATATAGTTTATGAGGTTCAGAGTCATATGCTTCATCTTCATTTACTGGGTGAGAAACATCTGGGTACATAGTTGAGCTGCCAATAAATCCAAATAATGGGGTTTTACTTCTAACAGCAGCATCAATCATATTAATTGAAGTAAATAAGTTATTCCTTACCAAGTCTAAAGCATTTCCATATTCAGTTTGACCTTTAGCACCTCTAATAAATGCTACAAAGTTAAATACTACATCAATACCTTTTAACACATCCATACAATCTTCATGTTTCATAAGATCGCATTTAACTACTTCAAGATTTTGATGTGGATCAATTTTTAATGCTCTGTTGCTATAAACTGTAGCTCTAACATTAGCTCCTTCAGCTAATAATCTTTTAACAGCAGCGTGTCCTGTAATTCCGGCCGCACCTGTTACTAATACATTTTTACCAGTATAAAATCCCATTTTTATTTATTTAAAATATTAAATCTTTTATCTACTATATCTTTATTTGCTATAAACCATTCGATAGCATCTATTACTCCTTCTTTAAGTGATACTTCATTTTCAAAACCGTATGAACTAGCTCTTTCCATACTAAAGATACGTTTAGCATCTCCTGAGGGTTTGTCTGTTAGCCATTTAATTGGTTTGTTAAAGTATTCAGATACTATTTCTGCTAATTGTTTAATAGTAACTCCTGTTCCACTTCCAATATTAAGAGGTTTAGTTATTTGATTTTTAACAGCAAACATCATTCCACGAGCTACATCTTTAGCATGAACAAAGTCTCTAATAGATGATCCATCTCCCCAAACTTCAATAATATCATTCTCAACTGCCTTTCTAATTAATGAAGGAACTACCATTGAGTTTTTAGGATCAAAATTATCATAAGGACCATAAACATTAGCTGGTCTAATAATTGAGCATTTACCTTCGCCAAATTGTTTTTCATAGGCTTCACATTGTAACTCACCCATTCTTTTAGCCCAACCACCATACCAATCATTTCTAGATGGAAAGCCGTTCCAAACATCATCTTCGTAAAATACCTCAGCAGGAGGATAAACTCCTACTGTACTAGTATATAGGAACCACTTTACACTTGGGGTTGTTAAAGCAGCTTCAATCATATTAGTATTAAATTGAAGCATCGGACCTATAATATCAAATGGTTGTTCCAAGGTTACTTTAGGAGATGCTTTAATGCCAACTAGATTAAATACATAATCCATATCTTGGCAAGCCATTTTGCATGCATTAAAGTTTCTTAAATCTATTCTTATAAATTTAATTTCTTTAGGCATGTTAACAGGTTCGTTAAGATCAGCTACATATACTATAGCTTCTTCTTTAAGTAGTAGATCTACCAATTGGCGGCCTATCATTCCACTACCACCTGTTACTAGTACGTTTTGATTTTTAAACATTATTTAATTTTTTGCAAAGATTAATAATCTGTTCCTCTGTTAATTCAGGATGATTACCTATATAAAGAGCATTTTCGTGAATATAATCAGCTTGAGCTAACACTCCACTTACTTCGTAAGAAAAGTTTTTAAGATAAGGTTGACGGGCTTGATTTCCTCCTCCAGCTGTTCCTAATCTATATTCAACCCTGTTTTCAGCTAATACATTACATACATCTTTTAATTTATCTCTAGTAGCACCTTGCATTACAAGAGGTAAAGCAAAGTTACTATTACCTTGTGTTTTAAAACCAGTAATAAATTTAGATGGATCAAGATTTTTCAACCAAGTATCAAGATTATTTCTACGACACTCAATATTATAATCTAAACGTTTCATCTGTTCTAAACCTAATACAGCATTCAATTCAGTTGATCTCATATTAAACCCAGCTACAGCAAATGTAAATAATGGATTTAAATCTGGATTTGTTAGTTTATATCTTTCTTGTAGTTCAGAAGATGCTTCTCTAGTCATACCATGCGAACGGAATAACTTAGCTAGGTCATATAATTTATCATCATTAACACATACAGTACCTCCTTCAATTGTAGTAATGTGATGTCCGAAATAAAATGAGAATAAACTAATATCACCTATTGATCCTACCTTCTTATCTTCAAATGTAGCACCATGTGCTTCACAACAGTCTTCAATTAATATAAGATTATTTTCTTTTGCTATTTTAACAATTTCATCAGTCATAGCATTAAATCCTAACGTATGAACTAGTACAATTGCTTTAGTATCTTTAGTAATAGCACGTTTAATATTTTCAGCAGTGATATTAAAATCTTTCATATTAATATCTACAAATACTGGTTTCATTCCTAACTGTGCTACTGAAGATATGTCTGAAACCCATCCAATTGGAGGAACAATTATTTCTCCTATTCCTTTTAATTCCTTTACCATTGCAATGGAAATAAAATTAGCAGATGCTCCTGAATTAACCATTACTGAGTGTTTAACTCCAAGCCATTCAGACCATACTTTTTCAAATTCTTTTACTTTTTCACCATTAGTAAAGCGTTTTCCATTTAAACAGAAATCGGCTAATACTTCTCTATCATGTTGAGTAATATTATCATTAATTAGAGGCCAACTGAAACTCATTTTTTATTTGTTTTAGTTTTTCAAGTATTTTTTCGGCTGTTGGGGGTAGATTATCTACAGATGGATGGAATCCAGCTGTTCTTGATTCTAAGCCTAATGTACGAACTATTTTTCCAGTAGCCACACTTAATTCATTAGCTATACTACTAGCTACACCTTCTACATAATCATCATCTGTTACTAAACCACCATATTTAGAATTTTGTAAAGATGTAATCCAATTATCCATTACATAGAAAGGTCTAATCCACAACTGATGAGCTATATTTAATTTAATTCCTTCTTGTTCAGCTAATTTTAATAGTTTATCCATTTCTAAACGAGTAATTGAAATAGGAAATATTGTAAAATCAACTTCATCTTTACTAATTATATCATTTAGTTCTTCAGTATTGTCATATGATTTTCTATGTTCTGAGATGTAGTATGGATCATCATCAGCCATATACAGATCATAGGCTAGTTGATATTCTTTTGGAGTCATCGGTGATAATACCTTAATACCAGGCATACGCTGAATTAGAGAATGATGAGACGAACCAGCTACAGGTCCTATTCCTCCTTCCATTGCTATGCTTCTTACAAGTATAGGACAAGGTCTACCCCATATTTCTTTTGATTTAGCAGCATAATTAACTACTGATGCAGCATTATACCATTGAAATCCTTGGTAGCGAACTACATAAATTGATCTTTCGCCTGATAAAGCAGCTCCTGTTACTATTGCTCCTCCAGCCACATCAGCCATAGATAATTCTACCATTCCATCTTTTTCATATAACTCAGGTAAAGTACCACCTACCCACCCAACAGCTGTAAGACACTGTCCATAACATTTACCTTTGCCTTCAGTAAGATGTTTACGAGTTATTTCTTTTATTGTTTCTCTAACTGTTGTTGCCATAACTTTTCTACTAATTGTTTATTTTCAATATCTATTTGAATTGCTTCTTCTCCTAATAATTTCATTTCACTTTCATACTGATCAAAATTATCTCCATCTTGTCCTGCTCCTGAATGCCAATATTTTCTAGTAGTGTTTATATTTAGAAGCATTGGTCTGTCAAAATTATAGTTACATAATGTAGTCCAAATAGAAATAGGATTATCATTTATGTTATGAGCTTCCATATTAAAGGCTTTTGCTACACTGTCCATTTCCCAATTGCGTCTTACTTTTTTCTCTGTTAGTATAGATAAGTTATTATCTTCAACTACAAACAAAATAGGTAAATTTTTAGTTGATGCCCAACCCATAGCTCCTAATACATAATCTTCTTCTGCTGATGCATCTCCCATTGTTACGATAGTTGGTTTACGAGTAGCATAACAGTGGCCTACAGCAATAGGGACTTGACTACCCATTAAACCATCATGTCCGTATATATTTTTTTCTAATGATTGAATTGAAGCTGATCCTCCCATTCCATTAGCGCATCCTGTTTTTCTACCTAGCAATTCATCAATTAAAGCAATTGGATCTGCTCCAAATGAGAGATAAGTTGAATGTCCTCTATGTTGAATGAATATATTAGGTTCAATATTTTTATCTTCTACCATAGTTGATATGCTTGCAGGAATATATTCTTGACCTGCAGATAGATAAACAGGAAACTTAATATTTTTATCTTGTACATTTTTGTAAACGGCATTTTCAAAGTGTCTACAAAACGATGCTTTTTTAAAAACGTTTAATCTATAACTCATTTTCTACAAATTTTAAAGTATCATCCCAATTTTTAAAACGATAACCATTATCATCGATATATAATTCTGCTCTTGGTTTTTCACTAGTAATATCTTTAATATATTCATCAATACCATGTTTTACAAACCATTCTCTTACTAATGTAGGTCCTGTTTTTCCATCTACTAAAGGACGATCTGGTTTTGCTTTAGCTGTAAAGATAACAATATCATATTTTTCAGCTAGTTTTTTAATTGAATCTATAGAACCAGGTAAAGGATCTCCATAGCAAGTACCATCTCCCCATCCTTGATAAGCATTATGTATTACACCATCAAAGTCAATAGCAACACATTTTCTTTTACTTTCAAATCCAGGAGGATAAAAATTAGCCATTATTTATTTTTTAAAAATCATTATTATTGTTTCAGGATCTACTTTAGGAAATACTTCAATTAGTTGCTTAATAGTACTTGCTATTACTATATCTCCGGGTCCTGCCACTTTTTGACCATATTCGGCTAATATACCACCTTTTAAAAACATTATATTTAATGAATCATCTATATCATTAAATTTATCTATGTTAATAATACTTTTTACTTCAAGCAAGCAATCAACAAAATTATATGATTTAGATTCATTTAGTTTTGGTTCATATATCCATAAACAATCTTCTGCTTTAGGTATCTCAAAGCTTTCATCTTCGTAAGGTTTACCTTCTCTACCATAACTGTCTTTAAAGCGAACTAAATCTTGTTTATCAACAGGGGTTTCAATTTCAAACACATAAGCTCCTTTTTCACTTATTGCTTCTGTAGAATGAAATAATCCTTTACGGATCATTACTTTATTAGTAGGGCTAAGTTTAGTTTTATTATTTAAAAACGATACTTCAGCCTCACCATCTAATAATATCAATCCTGTTGTTTTATTAGGATGACAATGTAATGAGGTTCTTTGTTTAGGAGCTATATAAAGAAACCATAAGGCTACATCTTTATTTTGGTATGCTAAATATTCATACCCCCATGGTTTCCTAACTATATTATTATTATAATTGCTCATTTTCTCTTTTTTCATGTACTTCGTAAGCTATTCTCATCCAATCACCCATAAAATCATAATGGGGACAAGATATAATATTACCATCTACTACTACAGGGCCTCTATCATAAGTTGCTCCTGCATTTTCAATATCAACATCAATTGAATAATAGCCAGAAATTGTTCGTCCTTGTAATATTTTAGCAGATATTAATAATTGAGCTCCATTACATACTGAGAATATTGTTTTATTAGCAGTATTCCATTCTTGAATAAATTTAAGTACTCCTTTTTCTTGTCTTACTTTTTCAAGTGCTTTAACACCTCCCGGTACTAATAGAATTTCATATTCATTTAGATATTGTTGTCTTGTTGTTTCATCTTCAAATATTGAAGTTTCAACATCACAAGGCATATGGGTACCTAATGAACCCCAAATTTTACCTACTTTGTTAGCCATTAGAGTTACCTCGTAACCATTTTCTTTTAAACTATAGTAAGGGTAAATTAATTCATGGTCTTGGAATTTTTCCCAAGTAATAATAAGTGCTTTTGCTTTTTTCATATCTTGTTTTTGTAAATATAATTAAATTATTTTGAATATCCAAACTATTTATCACGTCTAGATAATATAGGGTTATCTACAGGCCAATGTATATTGATTTTAGGATCATTCCATTTTAATGTAAATTGATCTTTAACATCTGGGTATTCGCCTGGATATGACCATTTATAAAAGAATACTCCTGTATTACTTAATATTAAATGACCATTGGCAAACATAGGGGGTACTAATACTTGTTTTCTATTAGTTTCACTTAAAACTACACTATCCCACTTTAAATAATTTGGAGATTCAGGTCTATTATCTACAACAACAAGGTATATAACACCGCTTAAACAAGTAATCAATTTCCATGATTTAGAATCACCGTGTAATCCTCTTAAAACATTTTGTCTAGAAACAGATACTTTATCATGATTAAAAACTAATTCATGTTCTTCTTGTTTAAACAATGTATATAGTTCTCCCCTAAAATCTTCAAATGAATCTGGTTGGAATATTTTTACTTCTGGAAATATCATATATTGTTTAGTTGTATAAATTGGTCAAGTACTTCACTTAATCTGTCTTCTAGATCATCTAGTTTAGCTACCTCACAATTGTAATCTATGTAGGGTTTCATCTGATAGTATAGTTCGGGTGTCAATGAATTTATTATTTCTAATAAATCTTTTTCGTTGTTAAACCTAATAATTCCCCTTTCATCATATCCAAATTCCTCAATGTTATCACATCCCCAGTAAATAGGAACTGTTTTAGATAAAAAATTGTCTCCTATTTTATTGTACCAATTTTTATATTTAACATTTTCTATAACAACATTAAACATAGATTCTTCAAATAATATTCGTTTTCCATAACCTATAATATCTACATTTTTAGGAATATGAGATAAGTCTTTAGAATATGTAGAATAACCAGGACGTACTTTATTTTCTAAATCATAATCTTCTAAAACGTAATACCATTTTTTAGGTATTTTAATATTATTTTCTAATTTATGAACTTCATGTCTTAATTTATGTCCTTCTACTAAATTTTTATCTCCACATAAAAAAGATACTTCAAATTTCTTTTCTCTGTTTTCTATTTCTTGACAAAAGTCTTTATCTAATACTCTACCATTAAAAGTAAAACTAACAGCATTAGGACATTTATCTAATATTATAGGACTCCAAGTTAATATAGCAGTAAATATATGATGTCTCTCCACAGCTATATCATGGTATCTAAAGAACTCATTTGGTTCCATTATAATTGAAAAATTATAAGGATTTATGTTTATTTCTTGTAAAGAAGGAAAATATTCATAATGAATGCTAATAGGCTTATCACTGTATTTTTCTCTTAAATACTCAAATAAAGGATCTGTCTTTGGATCTCTAAAATTAGAAAATATTTGTAAAGGCATTAGGCAATTTTTATTTTAGTTGTTGTTGAATTAAATATTGATTCATCAACTTCATATTTTTTAGATACACCAATTGATTTAATTGTATCAGCATCATAATAAGCATATGCTGTTTCGTCAAATCCTTCATCATTAGAATGAGAATATTCACTATCAACTAAAACAGCTATATCTAATGATACTCTAGGACCACTTCCTGCTTTAACTAGAGTTCTATGAGCACAAGCATGATCCATTACTCCTAAAATTTGTTTTGATAATTGACCTAAATATTTTAATGATTCATATCTGGTGTTACCTTCATCAAAGTTATCAGCTTTGTGTAAATAGTTGTCGTGTGGATTAATTGGTTCGTTAAACTCAACAGTATTATTATTAATATCACCTAAAATACCAATTAAAAATATAGAATCACCTTTATGACCAACCCAAGCATCTGAATGGATTTTACTAGTGTAGTAGGGACGATCTTTAGCTCCATCTGGTTCGAGTGTGCTTTTATATCTAATATTTGGTACTGCTAGTTTTTTAATATGTTTATATACCCCTAAATTTTCAAATATTTTATTTACCGCTTTTTGAATTTCTACAAATTCAGCTGTTGTTTCTTTTTTAGGATTTAAGACACCGTTTGGTGTTTTATTTGGTAGTTTTTGAATTAATTCATCATTATCTTCTAAGAAACTATTAGTCCAGGTAAATTCTTTTTCATGTACTAAAGACAAAGACTTACATATAAAATTTTGTGTTGCTTTAATTAAAGTATTATAATCATCATTATTAATATCATAAAATAAAACAATACCCGAAGAATCAGCATTTAGGTTTTCTGCAGGGAAATTTTTGTATACTTTTTTTCTTGTTTCAATTAAGTTATTCATGTGTTTATTTTTTTATTTTCCAAACAATTACAGGATATCCTTCTATAAAATAAGAACCACCTTGTAATCGTTGAGTATTTATAATTTCAATTTTATTTTCTTGTTCTAGTTGTCTTAAATAAGTTAAATATCCTTTCAAATATTTTCTTTTATTGAAATATAATATAGAAAGTTTATCTACCAAACTATTTTCATTTAACAACTCTGAAGAAGGTTCAAAATGAATACAAAGATCAGGTTGTTTTGAGATTAGATAATCTACGAATTCTTTATAATTTTCCCCAATTTGTTCTAATGAAGCACAAGTAAATATAGCTGAATTTTCTGCTATATCTATGTTGTAATTTGGGTTAAAATAATCAAAATTATATCCTGTTATTTTATTATTAATTTTTAATTTGTTTATTTCTTTAATAATATTCTGAGAGGCTTCGGCCCAATCTAGACCTATTAAGTTAATATTAGAGTTAAAATTTCCAAAACGTAATAAATGATAAGCGGGACCACAACCAAATTCATATAAATTAGAATAATTACTACCTACATATTGATGTAATATAGCATCAACTAGTATAATATGAAGTTTGTAATCAAAATATTCAGTTTCACATTTAATAAAATCACCCTTCCAACGAGCAACATCATATTTACCAAAATATTTAGGAACTAAACTATTTACTTTCTTCTCTTGCTTTAATAATTCTAAATTCTCATACCATCCCTTTTCCCACTTTTCTAATCTATGCTTACCTACATATTCAATATCATCATTTAAAGTATTAATAATGTTAAGTATAACATCATCACGTTCTTGTTTTGTTAATTCTCTATAAGTAAGATCAAATTCATCAATTAATGTTTTACAACTATTACTAATTGAAAATCCAACTACTTGTTCAATATCTTGTACTGTTATTTTCATTTTATAATTCCTTTTTGTTTTAAATGTTTGATTCCTCTTTCTAGATATAATTGCATGTTTGCTTCAAATCGTTGTCTTTGTTGAGGGGCATTTCCTCTCATATGCATAAAGTCTTTATGATAGGAAACAAATCCCTTACCTTTTAAAGAACCAATAGGATATTCAAATATAGTTTGTCCTCTTAAAACATACTCTTGAAAATCAGCACCTTGATTTTTAGCATATTCTGTTAACATTAACGACCACCAATCCCAAGGTCCGTATCCATACCAATCATCTTGTACAGGGGCAAAATCTTCATAAAATGCTCTGTTATATAAATCTAACCACCAAGCCCATTTACTTCTTGTTGTTGGCTCTAATCTTACTTCATCGTTATCCATTTTCATATTATGTCTAATATCAAATACATCTGTATCATTCCATTTTTCATAAGGAACATCCATATACCTTTGATTAGTAATTTCATCCCAAGTATAATCCCACATTTTATGAATTTCAGGAGTAACTACATAATATTCATTTTTAATTACTTTAGTTGATTCAAGCATTAATGCTAATAGATGTTCACTAAAGTACATATCTGGGGTGATATTAATGTAATAATCAGCTCCACAGTAGGATTCTCGTTGGATATCTAGAAGACCGTAACATTCATCTCCTTCATATATTTTAGAGTTAACAGTATAATCTTTTAGTAATATACTTAAATCATTAAATTTTTGGATGAAGAACTGTTTAGGTAAAATAGTTTTGTCCCAATCAATTAAATAATTAGAACAATTCATTACCGTATCAATTTCAATATCTATATTATCAGGAATGTGATATCTAGATTTTTTTAATTGAGTATATGATAATAAAGCATAGTCTATTTCATATGGCATTATATGATATGATATTTTAACCTTCATTTATTTCTAATGTTGGGAAATATTTAATAAATAAATTATTTGGATTATCTCTTTTTGCTTTAATACGTGATTTAATTTCAGTATAGAAATTCCAAGCTAAAGGTATGAAAACTACTTTATCCTTAAGCATGTTTGATATATAATCAGAACTATAAATTGGGATATTCATTCCAGGAGTGAATAGATTTTGTTTTAAAGGATTATCATCTATAATAATATCTAATTTAATTTTTCCAAAATTAAGTAATGTATTACCTTTAGCAGCAGCTCCATATCCAACTAAAGTATATCCTTCTTTTTTAAGTTGTTCTAATTTATTTTTTAAATCGTAAGTTGCCTTATAACATTTTAAAGCATATTCAGGATAAGTTAAAACATCATACAAACCTTTACTTTCTTCAAAATCAAGCATTTCTTGTGTTCCTTTTAATCCTAAATCTTTTTTAGTAATTACAAACACATAACTAGTACCATGAATGTCTGTTTTAAATACGTCACTTAATACTAAACCACATCTTTCAACTAACGTTTTCATTGATTTAGTATTAAAGAAAGATAAATGCTCATGGTAAATAGTATCAAATTCGTTATTTAATACCATATTTGCTTGTGATGTTTGAATAAATAATACTGATTGATCGGTCATTAATTCATTACAGGATAAAAGAAAATCAACAGTATACTTGTTATGGGCAAATACATTTTGAGCAGTAATGATATCAAACTTAGTATCACCAAATTTATCAATAGTATTAATATTGAAATAATCACATACTATATTATGACCTTTAGTTACAGCATCACCATACAAATTCTCCGCTGGGTCTATTCCATAGGTATTTAGTCCTAGTTTTTTATAAGAATCAAGTTGAGTTCCGTCATTAGAAGCAATGTCTAATATATTTTTAGCTTTAGGATTATATTCTAGTGTTTTTTTAGCAAATACATCAAAATAATCCCTTAAGGTTTGTGTTGTACCACTTACATAAAGATAATGTTTAAACATTAAATCAGGATTAACTGTATGACTTAGTTGTAAATGGAAACATTTATCACATAAATTTAATTTTAACGGATATTCTTCTTGTAACACTAAATTATTATGATAATCATTTGCTAAGGGTTGATTACCTAAATCCAATACTGTTTTTAAATTATTATTACCACAACAAAAACATTTTTTATTTTCAATGTGTGATATTTGAAATTCATTATTCATATTCCTTAAATTGATTTCTTGATGTGAAAATTATATTATCAAAATTGTCTACTAATCCTTTTGTAATACTCTCTACTGTTTCTTTAAATTCAAATCCAAATGTATTTTTAAATTTAGTACAATCAATAGAAAAATTATAACTTTTAGTTTGTAATTTTGAATTAACAATATTATTAGGATCTGTTTCGTACTCAGTTACTTTAACACCTACTACTTTGCTAACACCATAAGCTATCTCCTCAGCTGTGCTATTGAATGAAGCTAAATTATAAATTCCTCTATGATCACCTTCTACATCAATAATAGCTTTTATAGCACGACTTAAATCACTTATACCTAAAATTGGTCTAAGAATATCTTTAATGTATAGTTTTATTTCTCCGTTTTTAACAGCATTATAAACCATTGAGTTAATCATAACATCATTTCTAACAATAGGAGAATAACCATTTACAGTACCAAATCTTAAACCATAATACTGAGTATCGAATTTAGGAGCATATAGGTCAATAACATGTTTTGTAATATCATAATGATTATGAGGTACAAACCCGTTATAGGTTTCATCCACTACTAATTCACCAGCATTACCATAAACACTAGATGAGCTAGCATATATAAATTTCTGATGCGGTTTTAACTTAGATGCTAGCTGAACGAAATTTCTAATATTATTGTCATAGGCACTTAATAAAGGCCCTTCACACATTTTAACACTTGAATGGGCAGCTAATAAAATAACAACATCAAACGAAGATAAGAAATCAACTGTTAATTCAGTAATATCTCTTTCTATTGTTGGAACTAGTGGTTTATCAAACCAACATCCATCTACTATTGTAACTTTATATTCTGTAGAGTAATCTTTATATAGTCTACTACCTACATATCCATTACCTCCTATAATTAAAACTTTTTTCATATTTTTATTTTTGTGAATCACCTTTCCAAACACGATATGAGTCAGAATCAAAGTGAGTTGTTGATACTTCAAATATAATACCTTCTGTTTTAGCTTCCAACTGATGAGGTTGGCCTGGTCTTTGTCTTACTACGTTTCCTGGTTTAAGGTATTCTTCATGTATTTCAGCTGTTTCAGTGTCAATCCATCTATATATGAATTCTCCTTTATCAACATACCATGTTTCATCTTTAATCATATGATAATGCATACTGAATTTACAACCTGCTTTAAATATAAGGAGCTTGCCACAGTATTTATCATTATTTTCAATAATTAATTCTTCACCCCAACCTTTAGGTACTTTACAACCCTCACAAACTATTGGTTTTTCCATAATTTAAAATTTTAGTTGTTGATTTACCAGGTATTTTCTCAAAGAATTTAACTTGAGGAATATATTCAATTCCAATAATAGTATGATAATTGTAATCATCTCCTATAACCATTAAATCAGGGTCATATTCTCTAATACTTTCAACTAGCTCCTCATTTGATCCAAATGTAACAACATCTGTTACATATTTAATCCCATATAGAAATTCTACTCTATCTTCTAAAGTATTGTATGGACGATCAGCTCCTTTTTTTTCTTTAATGCGATTATCAGTATCAATACCAACTCGAACACTGCCAAATAAAGCAGCATATTCAAGTAGTCTAAGATGTCCTATATGAAGGATATCAAAAGCGCCATTTACCCATACTTTTTTTACCATGATATATCCCAATCTTTAAATTCAGCTGCTAAGCAGTCAATTTTATAATCTTTTCTACCACCCATAATTTCCTGGATTTTATTTTTAGCTACATTGCGAATACCATTTAATCCATGAGTTAATTCTAAATTATTTCCATCTTTAATACCCTTACGATAATTAGATTCATTATGCCAAATATGTAAATTCATTTGTGAAAGAACAACAATTGCTCTAATTGTATCAGCCGTAATTGGTTCTTTACTTTCTTTTAAATATAATTGAATATCATGAACTATGTCAGCTATTTCTTTAGCATATTCATTTTTATGTTCTGGGATGAATACTTCTTTTAGCTGTACAATTGATAGTCTATCTATTAATTCACTTAATGTTGGTAGATATTTTCTGTCACTCATAATGTATTATAAAATTGGTTTTGTTTTTCTTGTCTTTTAATATCTTTAGGATGAAATAAACAATATTCTTCCATTTGTGGAAAGGCTGAATATTCATTAAATCCATCTAAACGCTCATGTACTTTATTTATCCATTTAATTTTAGAACTATTTTTCCAAATACGCCATTGGTAATCAGGAAAGTTAACCCATCCTTTATCATTTACATTCCATCCCCACTGTTGAATATGTTGTTCAGTTAATCCTTCTACAGTGTTTATTCTGGGAACTAAAAATACATCTATATTGTAATTATAATCTAAAATTGAAGGTAATGAAGCTAATAAATGAGGATGAGGATATTCGTCAGCATCAATCTGAAATATAAATTCTTTAAGGCATTCTTTTTTTAGATTATTTTTAAAAGTAGCAAAATCATTATTTAAAGGAAATTCAACTACCCTAAGATTAGGTCTACCAAAATCAAAACAAACAGATCTAACTTCTGCAGTCGCTGTTTTATCTAATTGAACTACTATTTCATCTTCAGGACGAATGTTGTTTGTTAGCATTTCAAGTAAGCGATCCAATTCTTGGTGTTCATTCCAAGCAGTAATAGCATAACTAATTCTTAACATAACGTTATTTTTGTTTTTCAAAGAAGCCTATATAATCAAGGGCTTCCATAAAGTCTTTTTCTTCAAAATGTTTTATTGTTGTCATATCTGCTTTTTCACCATCAGATTTAACTCCTGCCCACTTCCATTCATCAATAGATTTACCATCAGCAAACACCATTGATCTATCTTCTAACATTACACTATTTGGATACCAGTATAATCCATTTTCATCTTTAAATTTAAGATCTTTATATAATTGAGGAATTACTACTTCTACTTCTTCTAATTTATCATCTGTTAAAGTAGAATTAGTTGTAAATCCACACCCAAAACAACTCCAAATAGTAAGTTGACCGTTAGATGCTTCATGACAAGCATTACCCCCACACCTAGAACATATTATAAGTGATTCTTGCATTAGTCTACTTTTTTAAGTTTAGGTAATTCAATTTTTTTCAATTGAGGAAGTTTAAGTTCTACGGGTTTAGGTATCTTTTCATCTAGTATTCCTACTAATTTTTCAGACATTTTTTCTAAACTAAATTCAGTACGTGAACGGTAAGATTGTTTCTTTGCTCTATCAACATACTTTTTATAATTTTTATAAACATCTTCAAATATCTCAGAAGCTTTTTTATAATCAACAGTAAACCATCCAGATTCTGGAATGAGCATATCTTGTACGGCTGCTGAGGGGTGAATTTGTTTTATTTCTCCTGGGAGTAAAATTGATAGTTCAGAATCAAGAAAATCTAAATGCCCACTATAATTTGAAGCAATTACTGGTTTTTGGCTAATGGAGGCTTCTAATAATGGTCTTCCAAATCCTTCTCCTTTGGTAAATGATACGTGTGCTTTTACTTTAGAATGATTGTATAGCTCATTTATTTCATCATCACTTAATTCACCATGAAGTAAGTAAATACTAGGTAGATCGCCTTCTATACTTTCTTCAATTCGTCTAATTCTATCTAATATTTCATCTCTATCCATTATAGAATAGTTACCACATGATACTTTAAGAATAAGTCCTGGTTTTTGTTTTTTGTCTTTAAATGTTTCAAGAAAAGTTTTTATAAGCATTCCAACATCTTTTCTATCTTGTCCAATTTCTCCTTGTAACCAATGACCTACAAACAAGAAATTAAAATCTTCTTTTACTAAATCTTCTAAAGTATCATTTACTTCTCCATTAAAAGCATCTAATTTTTTGTAAATATCATTATTTACACCTTCAAATAATACTTCTATAGGTGATTTTACTTCTATATTTTCTAATATCTGATTTGTATTTTGATCTCGCTTTTCATATTTACTATTTTCAAATACAGTTTTAGCATGATTTGAAGATACAAGTGTTAAATTCATTCTATTAATTCCTTCAATCCAAGAAGAAGCACATAATGTAGTTTCAATACCTGCTGTAATACCAATGTTAAATTTTCCTATAGGTTGGAATTCATTTGGTACAGTAATCTGAATCCAGCAGTCTGGTTGTTTAGGAAGTTGGGGGTTAGGCCATATACATTCTATCATTAATTTATGATCAGGATTATCTGGCTGTAGAAATCCAAAGGGGGTAGCTCCCCATCTTTGAGGTAGTATTTTTACCTCATACTTTCCAGATTTAATAATAGACAAAGCAACATCTCTAGACCTAGCACCATAACCAGAAAATGTATCAATAGGGCAACTTATAAAAACTAAAGGTTTCATATTATTTAGCGATAACGTGTTTTACAAAATGTTTTGGTTGTTCAAGTGGTTCTACTTTAATCATTTCAAAAGCATGTCTTGGTTCCCACTTATTAAAAGTTTCATCAATACCATCAATTATGTTTTTAGACATCATTCTAGCTGTCATCATTGCTTCATCTGAATGGACCCAATCATGAGCGGCTTGACTAATTTCAGCATAGTATTCAGGTTGATTTGTCTTAATATCATATATTTTTCCAATTTGTTCAGCTACATGTTCTGGTTGGGCTCTATCATCAAATATATAAGGTGTTGGAACAGAACCTACAATACTTTGATTTGATGGAAATACGGGAAAAGCCCATTTTCCATGCTTTTTATATTTTCCTTTATGATTTGAACCAAATTCTTCTATAAATTTAATCCAATTACCATTTTCATCTTCAAAACGCATTTGATCTTGCATACCACCTGTTACTGTAGCTATAATTGGTTTTCCACAAATCATTGCTTCTGTAAGAGATAATCCCCATCCTTCGTTACTACTAATTAAAGCTACAACATCTGCTGTGTTATAGAGTAGATTCATGATGTTTGATGGATTTCTTGCTTGAGAAAATACGATGTTATATTGAGGATTTCTTCCAAATAACATATCCTTTACAGCAAGCAAATCAGTTCCATTTTCATCAATTGGTTGAGTATGAAGTGTAAATACACATTTTTTAGCTTTTTCTACTGGTAGTGTATCAATGAATATTTTCCAAGCCAACATTAAATCAGGAACCGATTTACGGCGAATATTTCTAGCATTGTATAATAAATTAAAATCATACTCTTTTTCACCATAAAGATGCTTTTTATATTCTTGTAATGTTAAATATTCAGGATGCTCTGGTTTAATAGGAAAAAAGAATTTTTCATTAATTCCATGTGGAACATATTTAATTACTTTTTCAGCTGCTATTTCTGGTCCTAATACTACTCTATTAATGTTTTCTGTTTGTTTAGAAATAGCAAATAATGTATCACATGATTCATAAAATGATTTGTTATACATTGGATAAGGCAAATCATCCCAAATATTAAGATAAATCATTGGTATTTTTTTCCTAATCTCATGTTCTATTTGAAACAACCAAACCCAATATCTTGGATCTGTAAAAAACATAATTGCATCTGGGGTTTCTATTTGAATAAGTTGTCGAATCAGTTCAGGAGAACCATACCCATCAGTAGGATAAAGAAATACACTAGCATCATCAATACCAGCATTGTTTCCTGTATCTGCACTTAGATCAAATCTTTTGCCTTTATCAGGATGGCTAATAGCGCCCCCTACATTTACCCAATTATAATGATGGGCAGTACCGATAACAATTTCTCTAGCCATAGTAGAAATACCACTTGTCATTCGGATATCGTCACAAAGTAAAAGAATCTTTTTGCGTTGAGCTTGCGGAATATAACCTTCTTTCATGTAACTGTTTTTAAATACTTCCTGTAAATTGTGTGTCTAATTGATTGTGAATATTTTTTCTGAATTCTTCGCTAGTTAAATATAAGTACATAGAGCGCTCTGTTAATTTTTGAACACTAAATTTATATTTAACACAAGCAATTTTAAATTGCTCAAACAAATCTTCAGGAACTTTCACGCTTGTTAATTGCATTTTGTTTCCCATAATAATATATTTGAATATAAATATATACGATTATATAGAAGAATGCATTTTATTACAAAGATCTTGTTTTTCGTTGTAGGGACACCATTTGCATGATTTTTCACCTACATTTTTAAGATACGACTTTATTTTTGGCTTACCAATATCATCAAAACAATCACTAATAAAAGCTTGAAAGCTATCTATTACTTGTTTTCGTTTATTTTTTCCACTTGCTGGTTTGAAGGATTGAACTCTTGGGATTGGATATTCTGATTGTTCGTAGATTTTACGTTTAACAATGAAGAATTCAACTTCGATCTTTTCCACGTCAACATTAAATTGGTTCGCAAAGTACTGCTTGTATAACAAGACTTGAGCAATTTTAGCATCGTCTCTTTTGTCATTGTCTGTCCAACCTCTGGTTGATGTTTTGATGTCATATATATAAATTTTATCTAGGTCTTCATCATATAAAGCAAAATCAATGAATGCTTTGTAGAATAAATTATTTTGTACTTTTAATAATAGGGGCAATTCTATCCCTAATAAGCGCATCCTACGTATGGTAAAGATTTTATTACGATTTTTCTTTATCCAATTTAGTATAGCGATTCCATCATCAAAAAATCCACCTAATTCCTCAGCATTACTAAAATGTGCACCTGCTGCTTTGTATTCTTTAGAATATATTTCTGAGAATTTGGATTGAAATAATACTTCTAAATCCATTTTATCAGCTGCTGCTCCACTTTCTTCATACATTGTAGTAATATATGATTGTAGTGTTTCATGAAATGCAGTACCAAACACAGTATGAATACTAGCTTGATATGGTTGTTTATTCTCTACATAAGTAAGATACCACTTATGAGGACAAGATGCCCACATTGAATATTGAGAATAAGAAATGCTTCTTTGAAAAGCATGATTTATTTCGGGAGGCTGATAGTTTTTAATTTTTAACTCAATATCAGATAATTTTTTCTTGGCTGCCACTTGCTATATATTCTTGTTTAATTTTTTCTAAATATAAAATAGCATCCATATGTTCTTGTTTAGCATGCTCAATCCAATCTAGTAAATCTAAATCAGTACGATCTAAATCAACACCATATTTTGCTTTACCTTTAGCAGAACGTTCTTCAAACTGTCTAATGATTGAAGTTACTATTGAATCTAATTTTTTATCCATTGATTTGTAGTATTATATTTTCTAATTCATCTTTAGAAAGCATATCAATATACTGTTTAGCTTCCTTTTTACTAATTTCAAAATAAGTAGCTACTGCTTCTACTTGATCAACTTTATATTCCTTTTTATTCTTAGCTTTAATGTATTTAAGAAATTTATATTGTTTAGGAATAAGATCCTTATATAGGTTATATAAATACTCTCCTTTCATTTGCCAAGTATTCTTTTGAACATAATTAACTACTTCACAATAATCAGGATCCATACTAAGATAACGATTAATCATCCAGTTGTTCCATCCTTCATCTCCTAAGTATGATCCCTTATTAGTAGTAATATTTTTAAGATGATCAAATATATTCATTAGTAATATCTTGAGTCGTTTTTATTATTATTAGAAGTCATAGCCAACATATTAAGATGTCTTACTTCGCTAGCCAAACTGTCGTTTTTAGCAGCTAGATTTTGTATTTGCATTTGTGCAGCCTGTAGTTTTTCCTCTGCTACTTTAAGATTAAATGCTAAACCCATTACTTGTGCTTTTAAAGCATCATTTTCAGCTTGTAGTTCTTGTGATTTCATTTTATATCGATTAAATATTTTCAGCATTGTTTCTTAATTGGGAAGGAAGAAATTCTTCATTTACATGACCACATTTAACACAAGAAAATACCTGGATAGGGATAAGGGCATCTTGGGCTGTACCTGTAATAAAACGGGATGCTTTTCTAAGCATAACACTATCTGTGAATACTTCTCCTTCACACCCACTACAAATTACAGCTGTAGTTTTGTCTAATGTGATATTTAAATTCATTTGTTCTTGACTCATATTACTTGTTTTTTAGTTGTTTCTAATATTTTTGCTATTGCAGCTGCAAAGTTAATTTCTTTATCTGGCACTACACCTGCTCTCCAAATATGTTCATCTAGTACAACTGATAATTCGGCATCGTGTCCGTAGCTAAATTCAGGTAGTTGCTCAAACATATACTTATAAGCTACTTGAAAATCATCTACTTGAGCGTCTGCTACAAGTTGGCGAACTTGATACCAAGCGTCTTTATCGCGTTTTTTTAGTATTTGGATTAATTGTTTACACCAATTATCATCTAAAGTAGTAATTATTAATTCATTACTCTTAGTATTTTGTTGTAATGTTTTTATAATTGATCTAACATCAGGGTAAAAACTATTAACTACTTGAGCAATATCTTTCATATCATATTTTACACCTTCAACATCTAAAATACTAGTGCAAATATGTCTTGCTACATCACCTTTAGATGGTGGTTTTAAAATATGTACTTCACAACGTGATTGAATTGGATCAATTAAACGCTCGATATAATTACAAGTAAGTATAAATCGAGTTGTAATTGAATACTCCTCAATCAAATTACGAAGTGCTGCTTGTGCTGGTTGGGTTAAAAAATCAGCCTCATCTAAAATAACAACCTTAAGAGGTTGGAATGTTGATGTAGATGCAAATCCTTTTACTTTATCTCTGATAATATCAATCCCATTCTCATCGCTGGCATTAATGTAAAGATAATCACATTTGATGTTCTTTACAATTAGTTTCGCGAGGGTAGTCTTTCCGGTGCCTGCAGTGCCAGCAAATAAGAAATGGGGTATATCGTTTGATGCAATACAAGTAGCGATGCGGTCTTTAACCGCATCGTTACCTATGTATTGTTCTAATGTTTGTGATCTATATTTCTCGATCCAAAGTGAGTGTTGCTTCATAACTATTATTTTGTATCAAATTACATTCCAAATTGTGACAAATCAACCTCATCTTTCTTTTTTTCAGTTGGTTTATCATGTATTACACATTCAGTCATTAGAAGTGTAACAGCAGCATGAGCCGCATTTTCAAGTGCACAACGTACTACTTTAGTTGGATCAATAATACCTGATTTAAAAGCATCTACTGTTCTATCTCCTTTAATATCAGGAACTGCATTTTTATCCTTTAGAATAGAAGACCATTCATGATAATCTTCGCCAGCATTGGTTAAGATTTTATTAAGTGGGGTTGAACAAGCTTTAAATACAATTTGTCCTCCTAATCCAGTATCACTATTATCTCTATCATTAATTGCATTTTTAGCTCTAAATAAAGCCATACCAGCACCTGGTAGAATACCTTCTTCAAGTGCTGCTTTTGTTGCTTGTAAAGCATCATCAATGCGATCTTTCTTTTCTTTCATCTCAACCTCAGTTCCCCCACCTACATTAATAATAGCTACACCACCAACAATCTTAGCTAAACGGTCTTGTAAACGTTCAATTTCATATGGTGAAGTTGCTTGTTCAATCTGAGATTTGAGCTCTAAAATACGATCATTAATTTTATCTTCACTGCCTTTACCATCTACAATTGTAGTTGTATCTTTACCTACAGTAATTGTTCTAGCTTTACCTAACCACTCCATATTAAAGCGTTCTAATTTCATTCCTTTAGTAGGTGAAATTACAGTACCACCTGTAACTGTAGCAATGTCTTCTAAAATTAATGTTCTACGATCACCAAAATCAGGTGCTTTAACAGCAGCTACTTTTAAGATACCTCTCATTTTATTTACAATAAGAGTAGATAGTGCCTCACCATCAATATCTTCAGCTACAACTAATAATGCTTTATTATCAGAGGATACACGCTCAAGTACAGGAAGTAAATCCTTTACTGCACTTAAACGACCATCATACAATAATACAAAGGCATCATTTAAAATAGCTTGCATTGTGTTGTTATCTGTCACCATATAAGGTGATTTATAACCACGATCAAATTGAAGACCTTCTACTACCTCAAGTTCAGTTTCACCTGAACGTGATTCTTCTACTGTTACAATTCCGTCTCTTCCTACTTTATCAATTGCTGTAGCAACTAATTCTCCAATTTCCTCATCACCATTAGCTGATAGAGTAGCAATTTGTTTAATTTGCTTTTCATCAGTAATATCTACAGACATTGATTTTAATTCAGCAACTACATTTTTAACTGCTTCTTCAATACCTTTTTTTACTTGAGTAACATTAACTGATGGTTTAGAGGTTAACTCAAGTGCTTGATTAGCAATACTATATGCTAACAAAGTAGAGGTTGTTGTACCATCACCTGCTTGATCAACTGTTTTTTGAGCTGCTTGTTTAATTACGGTTGCAGCCATATTTTCAATTGGATCTTCTAATGTGATAGTTTTAGCAACTGTAACACCATCCTTGGTTGATGCTACTTGCCCATGTTCTTTTTCAATTAGTACATTGCGTCCAAAAGGACCCATTGTTACTGTTACAGCATCGTGTACTTTTTTAATACCGACTTGTAATTTTTCTTTCGCGTCGCGATCAAATTTTATTATTTTACTCATAGTTTATTTTTCTAAAATTGCCAACAAATCAGATTCTTTCATTACAACATATTCTTCTCCATCAATAGTCATTTTAGTTCCACCAAAGGCAGGAAATACTACTGTTTCACCTACTTGAATTTTATTTTCAATAAAGGTTCCTGTAACCGAATAAAATCCAGGTCCTACAGCTACTACTTCTCCCATAAGTGGTTTTTCTTTACCCATATCAGGTACTACAATGTTTCCATACATTGTTTCAGTTTCGTCTTGTTGTTTAATCACAACGTGGTTGTGCAGTGGTTTTATCTTCATATTATAATTTTAAAATTTAAAAATTGAAGATAATGACAGGTCTTCGATTTTCAAAACTTATTTAATCGTAACTTTTTTTGGTGCTTTTTCCTCTGCATAAGGAATATCTATAATAAGCAAGCCTTTATCTAATCTAGCATCTAATTTAGATAAATTAAATTTAGAAGCTATTTTCCATGCTAAATCAAAAGAACGACGAGCAATACCTCTTTGTAGGTAAGACTTTTCTGTTTCTTCTGTTATTTGTTTATCGTGGGTAATTCTTAATACATCGGACTCTACTAAAATATCTATATCTGATTTGTCAAGTCCTACTACTGCAAGTTCAAATCGTAAACCTGTTTCTGTTTCATAAATATCAACTGGATAGTTGATTTTTTCTTGGAATGTGTTAAATGTTGAGTTGGAATTTAAAAAGTTTTTCCAAACAATGTCGAAGGGATCAATGCCCCAATGTGCTAATTGTGTCATAATGTTCACTTTTGTGCTTCCCGAAGGTAAGCGGGTTAATTAATAATTTGAAGACCTGTCATGTATCTTCAACCATAAATATATACGGATTAATTTTTCGGTGGGAGATAATATAAGCTTTTGATAGAATCTTCTGTGTTGAATTCTAATTTTAAAATACCATTCTCATCAAAATAACCTACTCCTTCTGCTCCCTTATTTTCTGTAAATATCTCAAATAAGTAATTAGCATTATATTGATATTCTTGGGATGGTAATTCCATTTCAGCATTTGGTGTTTGGAAACTAATTTTATCATCATGTGATGTTTTACCACCTAATGTAAAATAAATACCTTTATCACCTTCATCATTAAATAATGCTTGTATTCTTACCTCATCACTACCTAATGCTTTCTTTGCTTTATTATATCGCTCAATAAATTCAGAATCAATATTGAATGAATAATTAAATGTAATTTGAGATTCATCTAACACCATTGTTTCCATAGGCATCATTCTCAAATCAGCAAGGTGATAAGTCAAATCATATTCTTGATCAGCAATATTCAATTTAGTTGAAGTACCATTTTTAGTTTCAACATTTAATTGAACGAATTGATTTGTAATACCGATTAATTTAAGGAGTTTATTTGTATCATAAATTCCCAATGTACAATCTTCAAGATCAAAATTATCTGCTTCAACCGATCCTGCTAGATCTTTAGTTGCAGATGTAAACAGTATCTGTACTTTTTTATCTTTAATTGTCCATTTTACTTTCTCGTGTATTCCGTTTAGGTAATACTTTTCAATAACTGATACTAATAATTGTTTTTCCATATTATTTCCAAAATAGTTGTACTAAAATTATGCAAACTCCTAAGCCCAAACAAATAAGAGTTTTAGTTGTTATAGGTTCTCTAAACATAAAATGTGACATAAGAGCAAATGTTACTACTCCTATTCCAAATCCAATTAAGCGAGATGGCCATATAGCACCATCATATGCTAATACAAGATTTTTTACTGAATACATGAATAGTAATGATATTGGTATTCCTAAACATGCTATTATAAGAGTATTGTTTTTAAACCATTCATACTTCATTTGTCCTTGTAGTTGAAGAAATGTAAGTATTTGAGCAAGTAAACCAAATATAAAACCTTTTAATATATACATTATACGAATTTAAAAAATTTATTAACTTTATCATTTAATGAGGGAAAATTCCATCCTAAATCCTCATAAATACCTTTTAATTTATTTAGTAGTGTTGATTCGAATCCCTCTTCTCTATCAGCAAATTCATCAATCAACTTAACTATAAAATCAGGATCATTACCTGTAAATCCAATTACATCAATTCCATATGGGTTTGTTTTTAATTGAATATACTTCATTTTATCCCCGACGGTAAAACGAGGATATTGCTTATCCACCTTTCTAAATTTAAGTAGATCATTGTAGTAGATAGCTGCTTTAGTATTAATAGGACATTTTAATTTTAATGTACTAAATATTTCACCTGCTTTAGGAGCACGTTCAATATATGATTCTATGTTTTTTACTCCTGTTGGTTTAGCTACCTCTTCAATAGGAATATTTTTAATATGCTTCTTAAAATCAATTATTTGTTGATCAATTTCTACTTTAGATTTACCAAACATAATGTCTTGAAGTAATTTTTCTCCAAATTTAGAATACATTGGAGTCATATTTGATTTCATCAAATCTAGTCCTTTCATATCTAGCTCTTCAACAGTAACACCTTCTTTATTTACAATATACATTGCATAACGTCTTTTACCTGCAAAGTAGCCCCTTTCAATAATTACCTCTTGCTTTAATTCAAAGTAATGAGAACGTTCTTTAACATTAAAAGCAGTTTTAGTAAAGTTATCAATGTAATCATTTGCTGCTTTTTGTATTTCAGTAGCAATTTCTAATACTGCTTTAATATATTCATCTTTAGTTTTGGTTTCTGGGTGGCGTTGTAATACTAGGTCTTTAACGTGAATAAAAAGAGAATCAGTATCTGCTGTTACAACATAATCTTTATCTTCGGTACTAAGTTGTTCATTCATCCATCTATTAACAAACTTAATTGATTCTTGGTCTAATCGTTGGCCTGTTAATGTGATTGCTTTAGATAGCATTTTATGTCCATCAGTATATCTCCAACCATTAATAGCATAACAACCATAAACGTCATTTAGTTTAATTTTATAAGCATGTTGTCTACGATTATAGAATTCACCTTTAACAGCATCACCTGATTTGTATGCTTTTTTCATCAGGTTTTTATATTCAACACGTTTATTAAACCAATCAGTTAATACATCACATACTACTGAGGTGCGGTCTGTTCTAAACATAGCACCCGAAGCAGCAATCATCCAATTGTTATCTTCAATAAGAGCAATTAATGTTCCTACTTTTACTACTGCTTGTTGTGTAGTACGTTTTTCAGTTAGTTTTTCAATAGTAATTGTATCATTAGGATCCATTTGCTTTAAATCATCTAATGTCCAATTATTATCATATTTATCTTTATTTACAACACGACCTACAAATGTTTCAATTCCAATATTAAGTGATCTAATAATTGAAGGATATAGTGAGGTAAAGTCTAAATCAATAACCCACTCATACAACCCAGGAACAGGATCTTTAAGATAACCACCAGCATATTCTTCATGTGCTTCTTTAAGTGATGGGTTTGTAGTTGTAGGTTTATTTGGTGAAACTATATTATTGCGTTTTAGGTAAGTTAATATAGCTCCATCGTTTAATACAGTTGATAAATAAATCATTTCATAAGGCACATGACACAAATGACAGATAGCAACTGTTAATTCAATAAATTTAAATTTCTTTTCTAATTCAATAATAATCTCTACGTCACGAAGGTTATACTCAATATACTTACTTACATCCTCTTTAAATAAACGATCTAAATTACCTTCATATTCTATCTTACCTAATTTAACGTATTTGGTTCCTATATCACCTAGTTTATAAGATGGTTCGTTTTTAGGATTGTATTTTTTATATAATAGTAAATAATCAAGATGATTAATACCTGCTATTTCAATTGGCTGAGCTGTATCCCATTCAGTAAATTTAAATTTACGAAGTGGAGATAAACGAGCTGCCTCACTTGATCCTAATACATTACATAACCTATAATATAGATAAGGAACGTCAAAGAATCCACTATTCCATCCTGTAATAATAGTTGGATCAATTGTTTCCCATAATGTAAGGAACAATGATAATAATTCCTCTTCATTAGAGCAAGGTACTACCTGCTTATCAGCTTCATTTACTGCTTGTAATTGTTTTTTTTCATCTAATATTAAACAGTAATATTTTTTACCTGTAGCATCATAAACTGAGATAGAGGTGATTTTCATCGGTGCTGATTTGATGTATTCAGCAGTTAATGCACCACCAATTTCACACTCAATATCAAAGTAAACTATATTGTGCCATTCAGGAGTGTCATCGCTATCTTTATACTTATCAATTAATACTGCTGTTAAGCGATCAATATCTGATTCATATAGATGATTATCATTCCATTCATATTTGGTAACTGCTTTTGCACGTTTACCATCTAAGGTTGGAAATTGACCATTATCATCTATTTGATAGCGAGGAATAGTGTATTGAAATTCACTCCATCCCTTCTTATCATCGCGCACATGAAATTTGTAATTCGGTTTCCCGTCGTAGTAGATTGCTTGATACATAACCCTTAAATATAAGATTTTATTTTGACAAAGTCAAATTATTTACTTTTGTATTCTGACTTTAGTAGTGACATTATAATTGAATCAATCCACTTTCCATTTTTATAAATTTCTTCTCTTTTTTTACCTTCATAAGTAAATCCTAAACTTTCATATAGATTTTTAGCTATTATGTTTGTAGAAAGAACTTCTAATGTTATTTTATGTAAATCGTATTGTTCAAACAAATAAGGTATAAATATTTTGTAAGCATTCCTACCATATCCTTTCCCTTTATATTCAGGTGCTATATCAGCCCCAACATATATGTTTTTATTTTCTTTTGAATAATTTGATAATCTAAAATATCCAACTTTTATTTTCAAATCTGAATCTAATATAATCCAAAAATCAGGGTTAGCCTTATTAAACCAATCATGTGTTTCTTCTAATGAGTAGGTTTGACTATTATGTAAGTATTCAACAGCATATTCATTACGAATTTTATTTACAAATACCAAATCGTCTTTTGTTATCTTCGTAAAAATTAAATTCATTATTACCAACCACTTTTAATACAATCAACAATGTACTGTCTTTCTTCTTCTGTGACCCACCATCCAACTGGTATGGAAACTACTTTTGGTAGTATTTTATCTAATGTAGGAAGAGGAGTTCTAAATTCCTTCACAGCAGTGTGTTTATCATTTCTTTCATGTACTTGTGATACTATAATTCCACAGTCTTTCATGTGTTTATAAAATCCGTCTCTATTTTCAACTAATAAACTATAAATCCAAAAAGCAGAATTGTGATCTTTATGTCTTTCTAATAAAGTAATATTATTGATTCCTTTTAAATTTTCATCATAAAATTTTGCATTATCTCTATGTTTAGATATAATTGCATCTGCATCTTTTAAATTTTCAATTCCAACTGTTGCACAAACATCATTCATATGAAACTTAAATCCCCATTCAGTAATATCTGCCTCACAACGAAAATCTTTTTTATTACTATTTCTATCAATCCCATACCAACGAATTAATTTTGCTCTATTATAAAGATCCTGATAGGGTAGTACTAATAATCCACCATCGATAGAGGTTATATGTTTAATAGCTTGTAAAGAATACATGACTATATTTCCATGATTACCTAGTTTTTTTCCTTTATATTCAGAACCAAATGAGTGGGCTCCATCCTCAATAATTGCTGGTTTGAATCCGTATAATTCAAATGCTTTATCTTGGATTTTTTTAAGCCTATCTAAATCTAAAGGATATCCTCCCCAATGTACTACTATAATTGCTTTTGTTTTTGATGTTATTTTTCTTTCTAAATCATCTAAATCCATATTAAGAGTTTTCTCATCAATATCAACCCATTTAATTTTTAACCCATTTGCTAGTATAGGCCAATTTGAGGCAGTACATGTTAGTGCTGTTGCTAAAACTTCATCGTTTTCTTGTATACCTGGCCAATTTTTTTCATATTTACTGTAACCATCAGCAGATACTATGCTTGAAGGTTTTTTTAGTAAATGTAAAGCCAAGTGTAATCCTGATGTTCCTGAATTTACTGTTACTATTCTGTCTGAATTAAAATATTCGTTTAGTTTTTTTTCAAATTCTTCTACTTTAGAACCTTGTCCTATATATCCACTATCTAGTACTTTTCCTACTTCTATTTTAGCATTAGAATTCATGTGTACTTTAAATAATTGAATAGGTTTATTAATATTTTTCATAGCATCATATATGTTTGCTTATTTCAAAATTATATTCTTTTTCAAAGTCTTCTAAAGTTCTTTTGTCACCTAGTGGATACACATTTTCTAAAAAAGTTTTATTTTCTTTTTTTATCAATGATTTCATTCTTTCAGATGAGTTAATACCATAATTAAATGTAGGTGATTTTAATGATTTTCGTTGAGTATGGTCATATAAATGATATATAGGTCTAACATGATAACTAATTACATCATACCCATGGCAATAAGTTCTAAGTGAAATACTTAGTTCATGTTCATTCCATTCACAATACGGATCATATCCAACTTCCCATACCCAATCAATTATTGTAAAATGAAATCCCCCAGCAGCTAAACTTCTATAGTATTTTTCTTTTGTTACAACAGGTACAGGTATAGCTTCAATTCTAAAAATACCAGTGGGTACCGTATTAAAATAATTTATAGCAAATGAATTATCTAAGATTAAAAAATCTTCCCCATTTGGTTTTACTTGATATCCTTTTGGATAAACACTTATCATACATTTTTTCCCATAATTTTCGTATGCTGTTATAAGTGTAGTATCCCAATGCTCATCAAATCTACTATGAGCATCAATATTCATAAAATATTTATGAGATGGCTTTATATATAATTTACAAAAGGAACGAGTGTGTGCTAAATTTCTAGTTTTACTTTCTTCAATATTAATAAGGGTTACCTTATCAGGAAAATCAGACTGTTTCCACATATCATTTTCAAAATCTTGATTTATTACAATAATCTCAATTGCATCAGGATTATCTGCTTTTTTGTATAAATCAATTATTGTTTTTTTAACTTCTTTATCTAATCTACATGCTATTTGTACTAATATTGTTTCCATTATTTTTCGTAAATCCAACTTTTAACAGCATTATAAAAAGCATTATTGGGAAAATCTTTTATATTAATTAAAGGAAATTGTGATTTATTAAAAATAGGATCACAACTATAATGTACTACATGGTGTTTAGATAAATCTATTTCATTTATGTTTGGAAAATAACATCCATCTCTTGAAATCATTTTTATTCTATTATTATGACAGGCTACATTAATTGCATACATAGATTGCCACCAAGAATGTTTTGTACCTTTATGTTCTAATCCAATTTGTAATCCAACCTCAATAACTTCATCTATTATTTTTTTCATAGTAGATGCTTTACAAATTATATTAGAACCACCGTTCATATATTGATTATCATTATGTTTTAAATATTTCTGTATAATATTTCTATTAATACCATCTTCTTTTGATATAAACATATGCCATGATTCATATCTATCATCTGCTAATATTTCATCATCACTTGGAATATATCCACTATATGGTCTTATATGGGGCATATCAGCATCAAGTATTTCAATACATTCTTCATCATTAATTTCATGTATTATTTGTTTGATAGCGGCATAACAATTAGAAGGAATATAAATTTCTTCATCTAAATTATATAAATCTAATACAGATTCTACCATACGATATGGAAGTTTTATACCCCAATCTACATTTTCAATTTTTTCTTGGTTTTTAAAATTTCTTTTAACAATTGGAATAATGGCTTTATTTACTGCTTCTTCCCCATACACTTTAAAATGCTGGTATTCAAATAGAGAGATCTGCCATTTAAAATGAGGAGTCGCAACTGCTACAGGTATACTAATCATCCGTTATAAACCCAGTCTTTTAGTTTGTAATGTACAAAGAAATTTCTAAAATATTCACCTTCTAGTGGTTCTTTTCTTCCATGTTCACAGATTGCAGACTCGTATAAAATCATATCCCCGACTTCAGCATATATCTTGTGCCAATTACCTTCATGATCTTGAATATCAAGTGGCCAATCTCTATCTACTTGTTTATCAACTATAATAATAGCAGATATATGATGAGTTGCTATCCTGTCTTTATGGGATTCTAAAATAGCTCCTCTTTTATATGATCTTATCCCGTAAATGTAAGTAGGTTCTAAATTTTCCCCTGAAAATTCTTCATGAATTGGTTTAAGTTCATTATGGATGATCTGACGTATACGAGGGCAGTTATCCATTGACATTATTTCAACGGGGGCATTACCATCTTTGTCATGAATTATATTTTTAATGCCTTCCCAATTTTCTTGTCTTATTACATTTTTTAGTAATCCATAAGATTCCTGAATTAATTGCCATGTGTCTGCAGGTACTTTTACTACTTTAAAACCTAATGGAGTTAATTTAGGAAGTTCTAAAGGGTTTTTAAATGTTTTACTTTCCAATTGTTGTTGTTTTAAATTATCATGATGTTTTTGAGCGGCTTGACTATCTGCCCCAGCTATCCATTCATTTTTTCTAAACCACTTTGTTATAATTATTTTTTTACCTTTAATAACAGGAGTACCAGCATGAAGAGAAGCGGGATTTTCTTTACCATTACTATCAAAATGACTCCAAAATACAGCCATTCCTTTTTTGGGTTTAAATTTTACCTCAATTTGAGGAAAATCAGTTTCACCTCCTTCTTCAACATCATTTAGATAAGCCATACAGGTCCATGTTCTTTGTCCGCTAGCTAAACAATGATTTATATATCCATCTCCTGAAAAATAATCATGGTGATGTTTAAATTCTTGTCCAATCTCATATAATTGGCCTTGAAGAGTTTCTCCATTTTTAGTAGGAACTTGAAGTTCATTAGCAATATTTTCGTTTATTTTTTTAACTATAGAATCAGTATTTTCTAAAGTAGAAGTTGAACTAGTTCTATTATCATTAGCAACACTATATTGGTTGCCTTCTCCAGTTACTAGAGACCTATAGTTATTTTTTTCAATAAGATCACATAGATAATTACAATCTTCATCTGAGATAAAATTGTCAATTGTAAAAATTGTTAAATCTTTATTATTTTCAATGTAATTTCTTTGCATAAACTGATTTATTTATTATAAATATAACTAAATATGTAAAATTATTTTGACAAAGTCAAATTAATAATTAAGTACTGTTTTTATTAAAGTAGTATAATTATCAACTACAGTTTTAACTTCATTAAGTGTAATTGCTATTGATCCTGTTCTACTTAATAAAGTAGTTATTGCAAGTAATTCACTTGATGACCCAGTAGCATATAGAGTACCACCATTATTATCTGTACTAGCATTTGAACCAGATATTACTGTACCAAATGTAGATCCCCAATTAGGGTGACCTAGTAGTATATAAACATCACATACAGCTGGATCTGCTGACTGTCCAAATGTTTGACGGTAGAATGCATAAGTTGTAAATCCATTTACTACTGATCCAGAATATATACTTGCTGTAGTTAAAGATCCACCACCATCTGCTCCAATATTACCTGCTTTTTGGAATCCAATTGGTCCTGATCCACTTCTAGCTCCAATTATTGTTAGTGGATGAAATCTTCCATTTTGTGAACCTGCTGGGAAGGAACCAGTTGATTGACTATATCCAAATGAAGCATAATAAAAGTTAGTGTCAGTTAAAGTAGATGATTGAGAACTATAGTTTAAAGCTGGGGTTGGGGTAGGAATAGAAGTACTATTTAAGTAGCTAGTATTATTACGCAACCAAGGAGCGGTAAAGTTACCAATATCATACATATCATTTCCACCATCTGCTATAGAATAAGGACCACCATCTAAGAAATAAGTAAAGAAATTTGGATTTCTTAAACTACCACTGTTTGCTCTTAAATAAGGTATAATAGTATTTATAAGAGAAAAAACAGATCCACTAACAGGAGGGACTACACTACTACTAAAATTCAAAGCAAAGTTACCACTATTAGTATTGTTTATCAGTAAAAAGTTACCCGTTCCGCTATTATTTGATAATGTTATAGGCATACCTATAAATATTATAGCGAACTACGTTGCTTATCATTTTGCCACTGTCCATTATATTTTTCAGCAGATAAACATTCATGAAAATAAATTTGTGCTACTCTAGCATCTTGTTCAATAAATATTGTTTCATGAACATAAAGTAATGTACCCATATTTTGTGTTTCAAAACCGGGGTCAAATACAGGACTGTTAATTATTGCACCATTGCGGTACAAGGAAGAACGTTGTTTAATGAATGCTACTCTATTGTCTGGGATTTTACACCCTTCATTAAAAGTAATATCATATACACCTTCATGTAATAGCCAACCTCTTACTCCATCTAAATTAATAGAATCAACTGGAGTGTAGGTGGTTAATTCGGTTTTATCTTTTAGTACTTTACCAATTTTACTACTAAAAGAGGATAAATTATAGGCACCATTTATCTTATTGCCTATTTTTTGTACTGCTTTAAGTGATAAATCATAACCAACTTGTGCTGGTTTGCCTTTGGTTTCTTCTAGTAGAAGTAAACCTTCATCAACTATTTGTTTTGCGTTTAACATAACTTTATTTTACTCGTTTAGATTCTATATATTGTGCCTTTAATATTTCACCTCTGCGTTTTACAGATGGTTTTGTAAATGTTTGGCGTTCGCGAAGTTCTTTAATAATGCCAAGCTTATTATGTTTATTTTTGTATTGTTTTAAAGCTTGTTCTATTGAACTACATCTTTTGGCATCTATTATAATCATATAGATAAATATACTAAAATTCCTCGGCAATTCCAATTGCCTCAGCTAATATAAATAAAAAACCTCCAATTTCAAAATCTTGAAATACAACCGCTACGCCAGCAAATATTCTGAAAACTGACTTAACCATACTAAGCCAAAAATGCCAATTTGTTTTACTTTCTTTTTGTTGCATAGTCTGGTATTATTTTTGAATCTTTTCTTTCCCATGGATAAACTATCCATTCATTTTCAGGAGCTATTTTCCACCAAAAATCTGGTTCAATCATAGCTGATGTTTTATAGTGGAGAGTTGCTATAAGAATTGATTCATATTTAGAATATTCTTTTAATGTTTCTCCAGTATCACAAATATCATCTACTACTAGAATATAGTCTTCTGTGCTATTATCATCTTCTGTTATGTAAGGTATTCCTAATCTATGAGATAATAATACAGCAGGAATAAGACCACCACGAGCAATTCCTTTTATAGCTCCTATTTTTTGTTTACTATCTTCAATATTAAGAGCAAGTCTTTCGACTGCTCTATCAATATCACTCCACTCTAAAAATCGTTTACTAAAATTTTGTTCCATTTACTTCAATTGCGTGTAAGAATTCTTCTCTAATTAAATTATCTTTTTCCATAAATACACCACTAAATTTATTTGTAGTCATTACAGATGGATGTTTAATACCTCTGTGTGAGCAACAGGTATGTTTACAAGCAACACTAACTGCTACTGATGGGCAATCCATTTTAGTTGCAAGATAATCGTGGATTTGTTGTGTTAATGATTCTTGCATTTGTGGTCTACGAGAGAACCATTCAACAATACGATTTAATTTACTTAAACCAATTACATTCTCACCAGGAACATAAGCTACAGTAGCATACCCTGTAAATGCTAAATTATGATGTGCACACATACTAACAATAGGAATGCCTGATTGGATTACTAATCCATTATACCCTTCATCATTAGGGAATACTGTAATATTTGGTTCATTTGTAATTGATCCTACAATGAGATCTTTTAACCACGCTTTAGCTACACGACGAGGCGTATCTACTGTTTGTCTATCAGCTGTATAATCAAATCCAACAGCATTAAGAAAATGTCCATATGCTTCAGCTGCTTTATCTATCATTTGCTCGATTTGTTCTGGTGTACGAGCAAGACTACCATTTGATTTTTTTAATAATTCCATATTTTATTTTATTATAATTAAAAATAAGAAAAAAGTTATCAATCCCCAAATTAATCCTTTCCAAAAGGATTTAGGATTACCCCAGTCTTGAAAATTAAGTATTTCCATATTATTTCTTTTTAGATTTCTTTTTAGGTACTGCTTTTTTCTTTGGTTTTGGTTCTTTAATTTCTTCTAATAATGTAAATTCAGTATCGTCTTGATAACACTGATCATCTTGCAAGCGTTGAACTCCATCACACATTCCATCCGGGCAATATTCAACTAATTCAATTGCTTCATCAACACTGTCAGCGGTAACAATATAGGTCCATGCTTCAACTAAAGTACGTTCACCCATTATTTTATACTTTGGCATATTATATTATTTATTTTTACTAATTTTATCAGAATACCAAATAGCTAGCTTTAACATACCTAAAGGGACAGCAAATGTTACTATTAATCCTAATATAAGATAAAGTATACTCACTTTTTAGTAAGTTTCTTTTTCTTACTATCAAATATCAACTCATTATTTAACCATACTTTAGCTAAACTAAAGCCAGCATCTTCAACTCTTTTCTTTAGCAATTCTAACTTAAACTCACCTTTAGGATATTCTAAATTCCATTCTTGTGTTTGTAAATTAGGATCTACTTTTTGTACTGATTTATCAGTGGTTATAGATTTAAGAATAGCATTAGAGCACATTGAGCAAGTTACACCTGCTGCTATAAATTTTACTTTATCTTGTCCTATAGTAAATAAAGGTACAAATAATAAGATTAATAATAGTTTTTTCATATTATACATTTAATGTTTTATTCCAAGCAGCAATATGTAATCTAGTTAATCCTCTAAATCTATATTTTTTAGCCATTTCTAAACAGAATTGAGTACGTTCTTCAAAATCCTTAACATCATCTAATCCAGGCATACAAACTACATTTTTAAGCGGTATGCTAAATGGTACAACAAAGTCACGAAATAATTCTTGAACATCTTCTTCATTGGATATAACAAATTTAAATTGATAATTCTTATGCTCCATTATACGCTTGATAGCTGCA